ATTAAATTAATCCTTGATCGGGTTTTTCACGATTCCAGTTGTTAGTTCCCTTATTTTTGATTAAATCTAAAATTTGAAGATCTCTAGTTCTAAAAAATACGGCTTGTGTCGGTTCATTGATATGAATTATTCCAGTTCCGTCATCATCGAATACTCCTGTATATCCATGATTTAATATTTCTTTTGACCATCGAATAGGATTCTCTTTGGCAATTAATCGACACATCGATAGGAATATCTGAGCAGGATTTTTCTGATGATCGGGTGAAATATTTTTCTTTATAAAACCTTTTAATGTATCCTCAGGAGGAACTGGTTTTTCTACAAATCTAAGTGTCGGAAAATATCCTTGTGCTAGACGCAATATTTCCGTATAATTTCCTTCGTGTTGGCGTGTTATAAATCCTATTGCTCTGGCTTCATTTGTTGATATTTTATCAGGAGGTATTTCCGCATAACGAGTCTTGAAAAATTGTTCATTCTCTTCAGGACTATGTTCCCTAGATATATACAAGGTATTTTGTTTGGGGAAATCTGGGAAATCTTTTTCCAAATCTTTAAAATCATATTTAGAGCTATACACAATTTTGCTGGTATCTTTCGGTTTAAATACAAAAATATTAGGATGCTCTTTAGCAAATGGGATATTCCAGTATGACTTGATATCATGCCACATAATTTTTAGTGGATATGAATAAATTCCTAATGGAGTTCCATAGGTAGATTTTGGGTTTAATCCTAATTTAGGACCACCCAGATCCATAGTAAATGAGATAAAAACATCAGGATCATCTTTATATTTTTCCAATTGATCTACTACATATTGTTTTGGAGTAGATCTCTTTTCTAAAAATACATTATAAAAATAATCTGAAAATCTCATAATTTTATTTAACCAAATTCTTAGTCAGGATATAATTGAACATCTCTTCCACAACACCATTATCTGCATACCAATCATTTCCAGAAGATAGATTAGGATTCTGGGCCATTTTTCTTGAAATGTTCTATTGCTTCCATTATGTAGAGATACACTTCTATATTGATTTTTTCTATCAATTTATAAGCTATAAAAAAACTCACCATGTCTTTTACTTGTTCAGGTGATTCTGAAGTTCCGGTTTTAGTGACGGAGAACTCAACTGTGTTATCTGGATTTACGACGAATATCGTAGTGAATTTCATATCAGGTTCTTCGATAATGCGGGACCTTACTTCTTTTTTTAAATTTTCATGTAATTTTTTAAGACTTTTATCATTGTTTAAGCTATCCTGTATTAATCGGTGGCCGTGATTTAGTTCAATATTCGCAGTATTAGTCCACCACAAATCAGTAAGGATGTTGTTATTTTTTAACTCATAACGTAAAGTAGCATTTCTATCAGATAAGTCAGTTTTAGTATTTTCAACAATTTTATTTAATTCTTTTATCCTCCCTTGGCCTTGATCTTCCCAATTATTATTTCCTTTACTTTTGATTAAATCCAAAATTTGAAGATCTCTAGTTCTGAAAAATACAGCTTGTGTCGGTTCATTAGTATGAATTATTCCTTTGCCATCGTCATCACATACGCCGATATATCCATGTTTTAATATTTCCTTTGTCCATTTAATTGGATTCGCATCTGCGAAATGATGACACATTGATAGGAATATCTGTGCATAGTTTTTCTGGTGTGTGGTAGAAATATTATCAAATATAAATCCGTCCAATGTTTCTGAAAAAGGAACCTCCAGATTAGTTTGAAATTCGAAGTTTTTATATTCATCCAGATATTGATATTCTATTTCGCCTAATACGGCGGTATAGTCGATTTTGTTATCTTTATTGGTATGATTATGTATAAACATTTCTATAACATCATTTCCGTTTGGAAATATTTCTTTATATCGACGTTTGAAGAACTCCTCATTTTCTTTGGGGTAGTGTGCGATATATGCATATCTCTGAGGTTCTCTAGGATATTGTGGAAAATCTTTCTGTAAATCTGCAATATGATATTTGGAACCATATAATACTCTGCTGGTATCTTTCGGTTTAAATACAAAAATATTAGGATGCTCTTTAGCAAATGGAATATTCCAATAAGACTTGATATCCTTCCACATAATTTTTAATGGATATGAATAAATTCCTAACGGAGTTCTATAGGTAGATTTTGGATTTAATCCTAATTTTGGACCGCCTAGATCCATAGTGAAAGAAATAAAAACATCAGGATCATCTTTATATTTTTCCAGTTGATCTACCACATATTGTTTGGGTGTAGATCTTTTTTCTAAAAATACATTATAAAAATAATCCGCAAATCTCATATGATTATTTAACCAAATTCTTAGTCAGAATATAATTGAACATCTCTTCCACAACACCATTATCTGCATACCAATCATTTCCAGAAGATAGATTAGGATTCAGCATATTACGTTCGTCTTTGTAATTTACAACACTTTCTACAGGATTGCTCTGAGATGTTCTGTCCCATTTGTAAAAGCAGAAATTCTCCACACCTTTGGAATAAATTGGTTCTGCTGACAAAGTTCTTAACTGAAAGACATTGGACGATTGTGCCTGAACTGGAAGAAAGTTAAAGAACTGACCTCCATTTTCTTTATACATAATAGTATCTCCTGCTGTAATATAATCTGTTAAATTAATAAAATCTCCCAGATTACTTCTCTTATCAAACTTACAAATTTTACAAATATCAGAACCGACACAACCTTTACAATCTGCAAAGTTAGTATTACATACACATCGGGTTCCGATCAGTTTCTGCAAAGGAATGGTAGTGAAATTAAAAATTCTCTTCAATTCCTCAGGAAGTTCCAATCCAAAATCATCAATGGTAAAATCAAACTTGGATGCTTTGTTAGCCAATAGATCATAATTACAAACTTCTACATCACTATGATCATTGGCGAAGTTATGAATCTTATCATATGCTTTTCCTAATGTATCTCCTTCTCCGGCAACTGCTAAAAGATAATTATTAAGATTGGTATATTGTTCCAGTTCAAAAGGAAGTGATTGTTTAATGATATCGTAAACATTATAATCTTCACCTTTACGATAAAATTCGTGACGGTTTTCAAATGCAACGATATCAAAAGGATTGGATACTCCTGTCAGTGTATATATTACATTATTAAATCTAATATTTCCTGTTGCTGATAAGGTAACATTCTTGGGGGATTTTCTATTTTTGACAAATTCTACATCTGACGGATCATAATTACATTCCAGTAAATCGTGAGTATATGTAATATCTGGCAATGCAGAAGTTGGATAGAACATATTTGATATGGTATATCCGCCAGTAGGGAAACAATTATATTCATCGAATAGATTAATGGCAATATCATTGACAGCGGAAGACAACGAATTTGCAAAACTACTAGCTACTTGAACTGCGGTATTGCTGCTGGTATATACTTGATATTGAAAGTTATCAAACACAAATACAAACCCAGTATTTGCATATTCCGAAGATAATATGCTAAATTTAAGATACTCCAGTCCAGAACTGAAACAAGAAGAACGTGCATTTATTCCAATAATACTACCCGGAACATAATGCAAAATATTAGAAGCAGTAATTTGAGAACTTCCTACACTAATAACATAAGGAATATTATTATCAGACCATTGTATTTTATTTAAAGGATTGATACCATCAGAAGTGATAACAAGCTTATCAGGAATTACTCCACTAATAGAATGTGCTATGGAGGAATATACGTTGGAATTTAGCGGAATATCTCCTTCGGTTTTTTCTACAGTGAAAAACAGTTTAATATTTCCAGGCATGTCATCTAAGAATTGAACCGCAGCAGTAGCAGAATATCCTAATAAATTATTTCCAGAATACACTGGTTCTCCTATAATCTCGATTTCGGAAACAGGTTTATTATTAAATCGAAATTCCCATTCGGGATTCAGATGACTCCAGAAATTTCTATTTTCCTGATAAGGCAAAGAGTTACTTCCACTGGCATATAAGAATATAGTAGACTTTCTAGTGGATGAAGAGAGATTAATATTGAACGTATGATAGGTGGATACCAAAGATGATACTGCATCAGAAGTGACTACGATCTTATCAGTGAAGAATGGACCATCATAAACTTTAATATTAAATGCTGAAGTTGCTGAACATGCACCTCCATAAACATTATAATTTCCAATATCAGAAAAATAGTGTTCTGCATATGGAACATAGTTAATGGAACCATCTCCCCAATTAACAAAAGAATCAGAACCGGATAGAGAATTACTGAAAACGAATTTAGTAATATTTTTATATCCAGATAGTGGAGAGACAGAAATCATTTAATTATTTAATCTTTCATTTAGCCGAATGTATTTTAGTAGATCCTATTTGACTATTAATTTGTTCCAGAAAGATGTTAAAAAATTCGGAAAATCGCATATTAATTATTTACAAAATCAAAAATTCCCTGTTTGTTAAAAGATGCATCCATTCTTACGATATCATTAAAATTCAGAATCCTTACCAACATATAGATCAGATAGACGTTCTGGTCTTCATTTACAGATACGATAATCTTCTCCACCTTCACTCTAGGTTCGTAGATGGCAATAGCATATCGAATATCTTCGCCCAACATTTCTGCATTGATTTGCGATGCAGGACTTCCAATATATTGTTTAAGATTTACATTCATATCCACTAAATATCGTTTTTGAGTTAAAATATTCCGAATAGAATTCTTAATTGCTGCAACATCATAATCGATTACTAAATCATTGCCTGCAACAATATCCGAGTTTCTGTTATTTCCCGAAACCTTTTTTTCCTGAAATTCCAGATTCAAATCGGAAAATAAGAATTTTCTTCCAGACTTAAAACTGGTAAGATTGGAAATATTTATCATAATAATACTTATGGTAAGTAAATAATATCATGTCTGCTGAAATTGAACAACTTCTAGAAAAATATAATATTGACGATATCTTTGTTCCTTTGATGGAGCATTATAATCCTGCATCCATTCGTGGAGGAAGTTTTGTAGTTATCAATAAAGAAGCACTGGCAGATCCTGACATTAGTAAAGATCTGAAAATTAGACGTGGACCAGAATTCGTGAAAAATCTGGAAGTTCTGGCAAATTCTGGACAAACCTTATTTGTTTCTGCATTAAAAATTGTTAAACCAAGTTCTGCATATATGGCGGAAACTGCGCCAAATAATTTTGAAGAAGCAGATATTGTTGTTCAAAAAGTTCCCGGACTTTACAATTCTCCCATGACTGTTCCGACTTCTATTTTGAAAACAGTAGTAGCGCCTAATGATATTTATGGACATCCAATCCCTGATGAATTCAGTCAAAAAACAAAGATTGAAAAAGGTAGAACATTAGACAACGAATATAATAAAGGCAAACAACCGAAGGGAACTAGAACAAACGGTGGAAATAATTAATATTTGACTTCTGGGAGTTTGCAAAGTATTGCGCCGAAAAATAAGCAATTTGACATTATCAATTGAAAAAACCGAAAGGTCAGTTTCTGACCGTCCAGGAATACGTTGTCCAATTTGTTTTTGGGCATTATACGATGGGGACTATTGCCAAGGACCGAAGTGGTGCGAAAATCGAGGAAAGTCTGTAGAGAAACCTGTCAAACTGACCAATGCCGAAGCTAAAGAACTAATTAACTACTACTGTTCAACATGTGGTCGTCATATTCCGTGCCGTCATTGTACGTGAGTTGAAGTGTTTACGATTTTATTGATACAAATTTAAATCACTCATTATAAATACCTGTATGAGCGATTTTCCAATTAATAAAGATGCCTATGTTGCATTTGACGGTTTAACGATTAAAGAAAAAATTAAAGATCGTTTAAACCAAACTGGAATTTTTACAGATCAAAATTACGAAGGTTCCAACCTTGCAGGATTTAATGATGCAATAGCAATGAGTTTTTCATTGCTGATGTATTATCTAAATCAAAGTTCCGTTAATGGACAATTTTCCGAAACCAAAGTTTATGAGAATATTAACAGAATTGTCAAGGAACTAAATTACAATCCTATTGGTCATCAGACTGCCAATGTAGGGTTTACTATGTCCTGTGATAAATTGAATGCAGGAGTCTATACCATTCCTCGTTATTCCTCGATAAGTGTCGGAGGATTGCCCTACAGTGTTGCCAAAGACATTTCCTTCACTAAACCTAATAATCTAACAAAGGATGTGATTTCGGGGATTGATTCTTCTACTATTTTATATCAAGGAACTTATGCAGAATTCCCTAGATTTAGTCCTGCGGGGAATGCTAACGAAATTATCTATATAACAGTTGATGATAATGCAATGGTGGATAATTTCCTTATTGATGTTTATGTAAAAACTGACGGAGTATGGGAACAGTGGTCAAAAACTCAATCTCTTTACATTCATAGTTCTGAAGATAAAGTGTTTGAATTGAGATTTGGAGAAAATAAAAGATATCAGTTAAAATTTGGAGATGGAATTAATGGAAAGAAACTGGATTCTTTCAATGAAGTATCTATTTATTATCTAATTTCACAAGGTTCCAAAGGCGAAATTGGAGTTGATGCATTAAACAATAAAAAGATCGTTCCGTTTACTTCTGCAAATCTTTCCAGCATTTTAACAGAATCTTATATGTCTGCATCACAGATGCTGAATCTATCTTTCACTAATAAATTTCCTTCTACCTATTATGCAGAACCTGAATCAATAGATTCTATTCGTAAAAATGCTCCCGGAGTTTTCCGCTCACAATTTAATATTACAACTTCCAAATCTTACGAAACTTTTGTTAGAAGCAATTTTTCCAATATTATTCAAGATGTTGTTGTAAAAAATAACAGAGAATATCTGGATTCTTATATCAAATATTTTTATAATCTAGGATTAACTAAACCTCAGAACGAAAGTCGGGCATTATTCAACCAAGTTAATTTCTCAGATTCTTGTAATTTCAATAACGTTTATATTTTCACAGTTCCTAAGACTATTAAGAACTCATTATCATATCTGACTCCTTCCCAAAAACAATTAATTATTGATACGATTAAAGAAGAACAAATTCTAACATCTGAAACTGTTCTGGCAGATCCAGTTTATATTGCATTTGATTTATGTGTTCAGACTGGAAATTCTATCACGAAAGATGATATCAAGAACAGTTCATTATATGTGATTAAAACGCCTAATAGTCGGAGAAATGAATCCAGTATCAAGAATGATATTCAAAATGCTATAGTTTCATTCTTTAATGTTCAAAATAATAAACTTGGACAATCTGTAAATCTTCAACAACTTAATACTACTCTTCTGAATATTGACGGAATTTCCCAGATTTACACCATCAATACTTCTACCAATTCGTTGTTGGAAGGAATTAAATTGGCATATTATAATCCAATTTATTTTGATATTACTGCAACCGATTCTCCGAGTATTGTGAATCTGGGAGATTTCCAATTTCCGTTTCTGGAAAATCCGAATTTTGTAGACCGAATCATCATTAAATAAAAAATTATTTATTTATTAATTTTAAGAGTTCTTCGGCAGCATTTAAATTACCTTCTTTTGCCAGAAGACTTAATCGGACCATCTCAGACTGAGGTTTTTTAGAATATTTGACCAATCTACCATGATCATTAAGTTCATATCCTATTGAACGCAATGAAAGATTTTGTGCAGTAAGATACTTCATCACATTAATAGCAGCATCAGTATTTCCGCGAGTAGCTTTCGCAGTTTCTGTATCCAAAAGTTTTTTAAAAGCTAAACGAATGATTTTGGCGATTTCTCTATTTTCCATGAATGAATGTAGCACATGTAGATGAATCGTCAAGAATTTTCTTTTTTATTGTTGACTTTAAGATTTTTCATAGTATGTTGCGATATGAACTCTTATATAAATACTCCAGAAACTGATGAATTTTATAATGATAGACCAATATCCGACGAAGAAATATTTGCACAAAATTTAGAACGTCAGCGAGATTTTTATAAATCAGCAATTGAAAATTGTCTTGCATGGGCAAATGGTCGTCAATACGAATGGGGCGACCGTGCAGTAAATGCGTTTCAGTTTTTGGAAAATGCCATGAATAAAACTTTTGAACAATAGCTTATGCCTAAAATTGAAATATATCATGAAAGAGGAACATTCGAATTTAACACAGTTGAAGAACTTCTGAATTTAGAAGATGTCAAATGGAATTCGGATAGACCAGATTTTTATGAATTTGGAATAGGTAAACCATACGATATTGATGTATATGCTTTATAGGATAATTTATTCCTATAAATATAAGAATGGCAGGCATCATTCTGAACAATATTTCCAAACCAACCAGTTTAACTAATTTGGGGGATAAAAATCCGTTGTCTTTTTTGGAATGGAAAAATAGAAATATCGGTATTGGATTTTCAGATGCAGAAATCCAATACCAGAATTATCTTCGTCTTTTTCATAATACTACGGAAACCAAGAATATAGTTGCTTCCAATAAAATTAAAGAAGATTATCTTCGATTAATTGAACGGTTACAAATCATCTTTCAAAATGATCAGGAGTTTGAACGATATACCAAGATCGACTTGACTTCCGAAACTGATCTGTCTTTAGTTATTCCTATCTATGCAAGAAAACTAAAAGAGATTGCATTATTTTATACCAAGAAACGTGAAGAAATTAAGAATAAAAAACTGGAATATAATCTAGTTGGATCTTATGATGGTCTAATTAAACTACTTTATTCCAATCTCGTTTCCAAGTTTACCAAAACTGAACAGACCCAATTTGTTCATGAAAATCCGCTAATTACACAATCTCCTGAATTTTCTGCAATCTCTTCTGATTTTGAAATTGATGTGGAAGAACTCTATGATACTACTGATTATTTTCAAAATCAGGAAAGTATCAATCCTTTTGCATGTGCATTTAATGACCTATGTTTCAGTTTAATAACTACAGATCTTTCTGCTAAAGCTGATCCGTTGGAAGCAAATTATATTTGTAATCCTTCCAATGAAACGGTTGATTTTCTTTTACAGAATGCATATCAGAAATATACTTCTACTAATGTCAATTATATCTCTGGTGGTTATTATGTAGAGAATTATCAAAATGTTCAGATTCCTTTGGAACTTGGTAATAACTTCTTTTATTGGTTTGAAGGACGAACTGTTTTTGATATTCCTGAAGGAATTTATAAACCAATACCAATTCAGGATATTTCCTGGACAAATGCAACAGGTGGAAGTTCTTTGGATATTTCTGATCTGGTATTTGTTAATGCTGGAAATAATCTAACTAAAGGGGCATGGTTGCAGGATACTCAGTATGTCGAGGTAACTGCAAATATGGATGCGACCATTGTTGACGGAAAGATTTTTAAATTCCCTTATCCTGATTATGGAGTCTCGGCCATTGGAGGATCTTGGAGTGGTCCAGGATTAAATGATACTATTCCAAAAAGTAAAAAGTTTTTTCCTACAGAAGAAGATTTTACAAATTCTCAAAATTCCATTAATAGACTGTATTGGAATTCTTTTTCGGCATTATCTACGGTCGAATCTATATATCTTCAGGAAACAACTTTAGGAGCACTCGGAAGAGCATCCAACAAGTTCGTTAATGCTGACAAAGTTTATGTTGGAAATGACAATGGACAGACTGCATTCTATACAGATGAACAACAGGTTGCATGGCTTTATGATTTCCGACAAACTCAGATCCCCATTAAATCTGGAGAGAATAAAATATATTTTCCTCTTCAGAGATATGAAGAAGATTCTGAACTATTCTTTAATTTTGATAAAGGTCAATCAATTCCACTATCTTCCGTCAAAGTTCAGGACGCCTTCTCTGGAGCTATTGCAGGACTCACTCTGGATAGCGCAGATACCATCATAAAGAACCGAACAGTGTGCGGACCCCAATTGGAAATGGCATGGCTTAAATCGACTCCCTTGCGCCATTACTCTCCTCTGGATAATTCTGATTGTAACTGTGAACCTGAGCTTAAGTCTTATTATACAAATTGGAAATATGTTGAGGGAGGCACCCAAATAGGATTATCCTTTAAATGTAATTCTGATAATTATGTTCGATTCACTTGGACAGGAGAAACTACCGACATTAATAATGTTCCGGGATTTACAGGATTCCCTCACGATGATTCGTGTGAATATAAACGATTAGATCATTCCAAATCTATTGCAGACAGTAATTTCCTCAATGCAAAAAATAAAGATATTTTTGAAAAATGGAAAAAATGCACCTGTCATGCCGTGCAATATTCTCCGTTTGGACACAAACATTCCAACTTTGAAAACTATTCCATTAGTCCAGATTTTATTGTAAAAGATACAAAATATCCTAAACTGTTCAACAAGAAAAATTGGATAGGATCTGACGATAAAAATTATTTAACAAGTAAAGACTTTGCCAGATTCTATCCAGAATTGATTGAAAAAGACATGGGATGGGGAAGAGGTGTTTGGAAAACCCAAACAGATTCTTCTTTTATTCTGGAAAAGGGACAATCGTATATCTATCATCGGGCAGATACTAATAATTGTTCTTTTGACTCCCCATATTTTGTTATTAATACCTCTTATAACAATGGTGTGGTATCTGATGAAAATTGTAATAAAGTTTCTTATCGTCCTAGATGGATGAAAGCCATTCAAGATGAAAATGGAACATGGATTGATGCAGGAGTCGAATCTGATATGATTCTAAAGTTTGGAGATTTTCTAACTTATAATCATCAGGAATCTGCCTCAGAAACCCGTAAACGATTTCTATACAATAAACAAGAAATTACTTCCCTTAGTGGTGATTATGTAACATTATCCATAAATGACACAAACGTTTCGTTTACCAGTTATACAAACACAGTTCCGTCCATAAATTTTTTAATTAAGATTCCTATCAATTCTTATTCGGCATTATGGGGGAAAGCGGATTATGGAACAGATGTAAATTCGGATCGAAAATCAAATATAAATCCTACTGATTTTAGAAATGTTTTCGATTATCTACAATTGACGCAGCCAATCGCTTCAGATATTATTTTACAGGATAAAAATATTGTGGAATATAAATTCGGAGTCTGTGACAGTTCGTGTTTTGTTTGGACTCAACCATTAAATTTCTCGGTTTATGCTCCTGTTCGAAAATGGAATAAAATAGACATGGACACTTGTGTCGAAAGTGAGATTTTGTCATATCTTAACAAAGAAATGACCAATTGTTATTTAAAAGAAGTTAAATGTCTTTCCGAATGTGAAAAAACTTGCGGATGCGAGCACTTCTGTAATCCTACTAAAACTGGAATATTTGCAACTTACGAAGATTCTGATATTACATTTAATACGGAATTGAGTGGAATTCCTTTATTTGTCAATTATTTTGCAAGGAATAACTTTATTCAAGACGTTAGAGTTCAGAATATAACTAATGGGGAGAAGTCTTTATTGGTTCCTGTGGTTTCTTCCAGCTATAATAGTCCTGAAAATCCGTGGAGAAATCTCCTTAATCAAAATGGAGCAAATTTTGTTATAGAAGAATCAGTCAGTAATCTAAGAACAAAATCAGAACTAAATTTCTATCAACCGAAGAAAATTGGTATGGGAAGATTTGAAACTTTTGACAGTCGTTCCACTATATACAATACCTCTTTAGGAAATTCTTTGTATCGCACTGACAATTATTTTGATGATCCTCTCAAAAAATCTCAAAACGATTCTACATATGTCACTGAATATTCATTAGGAAAACGTCAAGGTCTTCCTAAAACCGATAGAATGCAAACATTCATTCCATATACCAATGCTCATGAGAAATACGGCAAAGAATATTATGGTTTATATAAATCTCCGTTGTCATTTTCTCCTTGGAATACTGATGGATCTTGGAAAGAATCTGATCTCTATAAGAATTTCCGGGGACAATATAATGTTGCATGTAACAGCAATTGGTATACTGATCAACTAACATTAACTGGAGATGTGTGGAATTGGCAAACTGATATTTACGGAAATCAATTTTTTACAATTTTTAATGAAGATCTTGATTATGTGTCAGGACCAAACACATATGGCCAAATTTTTATTAAGATGACAAACGGAAATGTTTATCCAATTTCTGATGCATTGAGTTCAGTGACAACGACTTACGAAAATATTAACGTTAATTTATATGATCCATTTTCTGAAATTTAATTTTAAAAATTAAATAAATATTTTTATGAATTTGGATTTTGATACGCTTAAAGACTGGGAAGAATTTATCTTATCATCTATAGCTCTTATTGGTATTTTATGGGGCGGATGGAAGTGGTTGATTACTCCTTTAAAGAGCATTGTTAAAAAAATAGAAAAAATGGACAGTGCCATCGATTGTATCAACGATGAGATTCTTCCGGTTATTCAATCTCTGAATAAAGAATTTACGAAAAATAGCGGAAAGTCCATTATGGACAGGATTCTTCGCATAGATGATAATACTCGTCTTGCAGAATTGCGCTCAAAATTAATTGCATCTACTCTAGCATCTGCAAGCATGTGCGAATTTGATAGATTGGGAAATCTTACTTGGGCCAACAAAGCATTTACAAATCTCACCGGTCTGGAACTTGCCAGTCTTGCAGGTAATGGATGGATTGTTGCAATAGAAGAAAATGACAGAAAAAATGTCTGGGGATTATGGAGACATAGTATCGAAAACGGAATTCCTTTTGAATCAGAATTTACTATTAAAAATCATATAACCGATGCCGAACAGAAAGTCAAGTGTCAAATATATCCTCATAAATCCATTGATACCAACATTAACAGCACACCCTTGGGATATTATGGAAGCTTTGATAATATGCCGGATTAAGATTTATTTTTGCGATCACGCAATCTGCGAAGTCGTTTGATATATGCCAATTTAGCTAAACGACATTCTTCATGTTTAGCAGTTCCAAATCTTGGATCATTTTTACATTTATCCAATGTCAGACGTTCCCCTCTTCTTAAAAAATAAATTCTTTTAAATCCTGCTGAATAAGGATTGGGAGCACACCTAGAAAATACATATTGGGCATTGTCTGATAATTCGGGCATAGTCGTGCCCGTGCAACGTTTGTATTTTTCTTCAATAATTTTACAGAATTTATCAAATTCAGGAGTCATTAATATATTTATCCTTTTTAGTATCAGTCATTAATATATTTATTTCCGATTCATATGTTTATTGATATTCTGAATGAAATTTATCCGACTAGAAATGCCGTAGGTCCGGTATTATACCTCATCTGGTTCCGCAATTCTTCCAGTAATTTTGCAGCTTTTTCATTTCCTTGGGCAAGAATTTCACTTCCAGTCAATGTTGCACCTCCATAAAGAACAACTCCCCCGAAAGTGGAGCGAATTCGTCCTAGAGTAACCATGGCCAATGCCATAACATATTCTTTAATCCAATAAGAACTTAAAATATGTTCGACTTGTGGTTCCAGATAAACTCCTAAAATATAACATTGGGAACCGGAACTCATGGATTGCCCAACACAACCAGTCTCACAATTGTAATATGCATTCGGCGGTTCTGGAGTTAATTTAAGATATTGAGTTCGGGGATTAAATTGATAAGTCACATACCGAAGCATCTTCTTGGAATGTTCAACAAATGATGTTGCCATATGATATGTTAATAAATCGTAGCCTTGTTTACCCAGATTATTACGATTTCCCATCAAATCATAACCAAAAGTATTGGCAAGCAATGCATAATCAAAATTGAATAATAAATCTCCTGATCCACCATAGCCACCCTGTCCTCCAAGATCTGCGGAGAATACTCCTAAAATTTTACGTTTACGATGAATAAACCCGTCTATATTGGAACTTACAGTGCTACTGACAGTTCCTATTTCTGTGATAGTTGAGCATTTTGCAAAAGTTACGTCCACAAGAATTTTCTCAGGAGTAGTTCGAACACATTTCCCAGAATCTGAATTATAGTAAGAGAAGGTAAATCCGTTGTTTGACCAATTACCTTGGGGAGTATAAAGAATTTCTGTAGGTGGTTTATAGTCGTGAAAGAATTGCACGTTTTTCAGAGACATTGGTCCATTAGTAGAGAATGCGGTATTACATAGCGTAAATGTGCTCACAATACCGTCATTGCTATTCAATGGTATAGAACCATCAGTTGTGCACGAAGGAACCCCTAGTAATCGTATATGCGTTGCATTTGACATATCCCTTGAAGATGCGGGCCATAATGCAGTTAGTGAAGGAGATATACCAAATTGGGCAGTTAGAGGTGCACACGAAGATACTAACGATGTATTGCAATTTGGATAGACAAATCCGGTTCCTTGACCAATATTAATACAAGCAGGAACTTGAGGATTGGTGATAGAATCTTTTGGATAAAATGCCGATAACGGAAAATAATTAACAGGAATTGCAGAAAGGCTATTTCTCAATGCCGACATCGGAACATTAGTAAGTCCATATGCACTCAAATTATAAGACACATTTCCAAAAACTGCGGAAAGTATAGGAGATGCGGTAAAATTAAATCGTGTTGCTGATAAATTAGGATTGGATGACAATAAATACCATCTGGAATTTGCAGGATTTATAGTAAGACAATTAGCTTTACATACATCCATTGCGCTCCAAGGATTTTCTGGATCAAAGAATAGATTGAAGGTCTGTCCACTAACTCCAGAAAATATCATAGAGTTCGGATTTAGATAATTATAAGGAGTTGGATATACGAAAGGAGTAGCAGAAAGATATGCAGTAGAAGTTTCTATGATGTCACAGACTTGTCTAGTCGATGTGACAGTCTGATAAACTGTGGTATTATAACAATGTTGTGGATTACATCCAACATCCAACAGATCGTCTAGCTTTACTCCACAACTTCTTTTATAATTATTTGCACAAAATACCAGATATTCTTCTTCTCTATTCCCTTCCCATTCTGTAAAATCTTCAATAGCTTTATCGATGATATGTCCCCACTGTTCATCGGTAATCTCAACTGGTGCAGAGGGCCAGCCTAATAGAGATTTAGTCCGATAAACCAAATCAGAATAATCCGAAATTCGGGGATTAAGGGAAGTGGAACCGAATCCATCTGGTGCAGTTGTAGACATCAAATCTATTTATTAATTAATTCCAGCGGAAAAGTTTCTTGCTTTTTTAGAAAGTGAGATAGAAAGATTAAGCTTCTGGCGCAGGAGCCTCTTCGCTTTCTCCTTCGGCCCCGCCACCCGCTTCAACCGGTGAACCAAATGCAGGGAGTGCAGTATCAGAAGGTGCCGATCCTCCTCCTCCTCCTGCCTCTGCTCCTTCGGCCCCGCCACCCGCTTCAGATGCTCCTGGAAGCGCAGGACCTCCACCTCCACCTCCTCCAAATCCACCCATTCCACCCGCACCCATCGCACCTTCAAGTTCTTCAATTGCTTTTTCGCGGAATTTAGGACCATTTTGTTCAATTTGTCCTATTTCCCAGCGGAATGCTGCATCTTTCTTGAGCATATCTAGATTTGCAAGAATTTCACGATCACTCCAACCTAAATACATTTTCTGTGCAAGTGTATTGGATATGAAATCATTCTGACTCATATTGTTGAAATTATCGTATTTGATTTGGAATAATTGCTGTTCTCTTAATGCAAAGAATTGAGAAGGTTCGACGAATTTGATATGAATATCTTCTTCTTTAATATCGTATTGTTCCCACCAAGATAACATATCTGATCTTAATTCTGATAATTTATTTTCTTGTCCCTCAATAATTGTATATTCTTCTTCCAAAACGTCAAGTTGTTCGGTGAGAAGATTAGTGTTAATATCTTCTGTTTCAAAAATAACATTATCCTTTAAATCGTTCAGAACATCAGTGATTTTATTCATTTCGTAAACAAGGGATTCCCTTTGTTCAAAGACATTTTGTTCGATGTCATCCAATATTTTATTGACTTCTTCTGCGACTAAATCATAGTTATCCCAACATTTAGCAGAAAAACTATCTTTGTAAATTTGTGAAATTTGAAATGCATTTTCTGGTTTATTGTCTTTAGAGGGAATAGTTTCAATATTCAACTGTCTGGCAGTCTCCAAAAGTTTTTTCCCTTTAAGTTTGAGATGAACAATAAATGCGCGTTTAATCGCTCCTGCCCAAAGTTTTTGAAGATTGATAATGTATTCAGAAAAACATAGTTCTTCTCTGGTAATACTCGCAGAGTCGGAAACGGTAGTTTCAGAATTTAAACGGGAAAGCGGCACTTTTAGACTTTGATAAAGTTTTTGAACAAAGAATGTCAGGATTTCCAAATTATCAGGACTGGCTTTACCTCCTCCGATAGAAGATACGCTACTGCCCTGAGAACCTTCTCTTTTAGGGAACCAATAATTTTCCAACATTCCTTGAGGATCGTAGGTATTTTCAATTCTACCATCTCCCGCCATTGTCTTCTTGCTCCAAAACTGCCCCATAGTTTTGCGCATATATTGATCAGCAGCAGAAGGCTTCATACCCGCGACATCAATATTGAACATCAATCGTTCAGGAGCACGAACAATCATATAGATTACGGTAGCATCTTCAATCAAAGACAACTGACGATATGGTCGTTGGGCATATGCTAATACTGGAATTTTATGTTTTCTCCCGTCACTCCATTGATCATTGGCAATGTAAGTGATTTGTTTCTCGTTCATGAATAATAACTGATGCTGATTTCTGGTTGCTCCTGCATTTTGTGCTGTAAATTTCCCCCATTGAAATGGATACATATCGGGAGCCTTTGCACGTAAGAGAAAACAGTCAATCAATTCATTGTCCAGATCATAATATAAAGGGTCACATCGATCTGATGCAATTTTAGTAACACCGATAATTCCTAGTTCTGGTTTTTTAAGAGAAATAATATTTTCAAAAAACAATTCTCCTTCTACTAACCATTCTCTGATATATTTGTTGCCCTTTTCTTGAAATTTATAGATCTCAATAAATTTGTAGAATTCGTCTTCAACCAGACTTTGCACCTCATTGTTGTGGTCACTATTGAGTTGGATTTTTAAGAAATGCCCTTTGTCATCATTTTCAAAGAACTCATTTACAATTTCGGTTAATGCACGTTCTACTTCGGAATAATTTGACATGATCCGAAAATCATTTAACCGGCGTTGTTTATCATCAGAAGATGTGCTATACATCAATTGATGATAATACATATTAGTTATTCTGGATGCTCCCCCGCTAGTATTCTCTAATTCATAATCAAATTTATTCGTGACAGAGAGACGTTGGACTTTATTATCTTTGGAAAAAGAAGAACTGTCAAAAACTGGATATCTATTGTTCATTTTCTGAAGATCATCTTCGCCAAAAAGGCTTCGAATATGAGGCAATGATTTTAACAATCTATCAGTAGAATTCATGAAACTATTTATAGAGCGATTGTTTTTATTCAAATTTAATCTCATTTAACATGGTATTCGCAGGAATATATTGAGATATATTGGCTTTGATATAATCCGAAACCAAAGTTTTTAGATCTTCGTTATCTGTGAAATTTTTAATAACCACATTGAAATAATTTGATTTAAATCCTTTGTATCTATTAATGTGAAATGTGTCAATTTCTTCCAGCATAGTAATCTTGGGGGATTTTATATGCATAGTAATAGGACTCCACTTATCGTAATGTTTATTCAATGCCAGATTCAAGACTTCGAAATCATTTAGAACTTTATTATAAAGGCGAATGTCAGAAATTTCTCCCCGGAAAAACCCTTTATTCGTAATAGATTTTTCTAAATTTTTTGCCCCAAGTTTACCACTATGTCCTCCAATAATAAAAGGAGACGAATTGTAACCATAATCAATACGATAATTCCCTGAAAAACTTTCAGTCTTTTCCAGTTTTCCATTTACGTAAAAATCAACAATCGTATAATCTTTCTTTGCTTGTATAGAAAATGCCAAATGGGTCCAAGTTCTGAGATATTTAGGAGATGTGTGCAAAGACACTATTTTTTTATTGTCTCCACATTTCAGACCTATCCTTAAAGTCAAGGTTGGATTTGTCGGAGATATTGTTTTTCCGTCAAATCTTTCAAATTTTCGTTTATTGTCAAATCCAGTAAAATCTCCTTTTATATTCAGTTGAAAATCTTTGCATTGATTTCCTACAAACAATCTTGATATATCAATTCTTTTGACAATTTTTCCGTCCAGATTTAGAACTGCTGCATATTTTTGTTCATTATAAATGATCCACAAATTGACTTCATCCAAATTATTTTTGTTAGTTTTTACAAAACACATTTCCGCAGTTTTTACTGTGAATGGAATTTCCAAAATTTTATCAAATATCATTTTTCCGGTTGGATCGGTTTTAATTATCCTATTTTCAAACAATATCCAAATATTATCATCCAGATCCAGTCTAACTGTATGAGGTCTATCAGTTAAATATAGAACTTTTTTACCATCAATAATGAGAGTAGGTCCATACATTTTAACAATCTTATCCTGTCCATTACCAATTAAAAATTCTGCATTATCATATACTACAGTGTTATCACTTAATATATCAAAGTTATTAGGATAACTGTTCAAATTGATTGTTGATAAATATGAACCCGCAGAATTGAACGAGGATATTTGATGAGAATAGGTGTCCAATACAAAAATATTATTATTGGAATCACATTCCATCTTTGTAATTTTAGAATTTACAGGCAATGCCACGGTATGAATTACCAAATCGTCATTTTCAATCTTATATAGATTTTTATTAAAATCATCATATAACCATCGATTGCCAAAAAAATCAGTTTTGATATACTCTATACGAATATCACTTAATCCAATATCATCTTTAAGATCTTTCTCAAATACTTTAAATCCTCGATCATTTATTGCAAATAAATTTTCAGAAATAGTTGGTATAGATATGAGATGATTAGAAGTTCCGTTATTGAAGGCAATTCCATATCCAGTTTCGTTATAATAATTACCGAATAATTGTGTATCATTACTGGACGACCAATCAGACGAATTTGCCCATAATGATACTGTGATATTATTTGAAATAGATATAATATCATCTGGTGGTATATGTGCATGAACAGTTCCGTCCAGTATTAAGGTGTCACTTGATTTGGGGTAATTTCCTATTACAAAACCAGAAATCCCATTTACTGTCGATTCGAAATTTTCTCCCCATTGGTTAAAATTGATTACTAAATTGGATGATATGTTATTTACGAAAGTTTCGTTTCTTGCGGGTCCATAACGAAGATATGTCAATTTCTCTTTCTCTGAAAATATTTTCAGAGAAGGAATGTCTCTGATATAAGAAAAAAAAGACGATAATGTATTTTTTTGGGTTATAAATACATCCTTTTGTGTCGTAGTATTAGGATCATACCACCGTTCCATCCAGATTTTGTTGGATCGGGAATCTGGAGTTTCTGAAGATAACCATAGACATAACATTGAGCCGTTATTAGGCGCATTAACATTCTGTGTCCCTGAATTGTTGTATCGGGAATATTCTGATTGGTCAAATAATATAACGTCAGAATTTAACGGACAATTTCCGCCAATTGCCCCGTTTTCAATGAATTTATAGTCTTTAATATATGAACTTAAGACACCATAAGAGTTGAACAGTAATGTATATTCGTCAGGATTTATTGTTACGGGAATTTTGTCCACAGTAAATTGGGAATATACTACATTATCCAATTCGTAAGTTTTTTGATAATTTTTATAATTATCAGTTATAGAATAACAACTGTCATTTAAAGAAGTTTTAGTCTTTAAAGGAAGAATATTAAAGTTAAAATTTTTATCAACAATTCCTAAATATTGTGAAGTATCAGGAAATGCACTTATAGCAGAAAAATCGTTTTTTATGTCATCGTATATCAAATCATATTCACACATGTTTGATCCGAAATATGATCCTCCGTAATTTTTAAAGGTGTTGATGTAAGACGATAAAGATGAATAGTCTGTAACAAACGTAAAATAATCTTCTTGAAAATTGAAACTTTTGATATATTCCGTAAACAACGGATAGAAAAGACTGATGGATGGTGTGATATAACTTCCAGTGGAATAAGACACCTCGCGCAATTCATTGATAAACTTTAGTTCCTGAGAACCAAAGGAAGATCGTAATGAACTGATTGATGTGGAAGATAGTGAAAAACTCATCTGTATGTATTTATTCTACAGACAGTATTGAAAAAGAATCATCCATCGCTAGATTGTTCGTTATATTATCCAGCACAAATCCCTCAAGAGCAAGAATTTCAGAAGAAATTATCTTGCTTCCTAAGCTGAGTATATTATAGGAATCATCAAATGTCAAGAAGTTAAAATTATCGTCCAGACAAAATGCTTCTGCTTCTTCCCCATTAACAGATTTATCCAAGAAGGTGTAATAATTTCCTATTTTGACCAATAAAGAGTTTGTTGTAGCATCTGCAATTTCTAAAATATCGGTTCCATCATATTCATAGGTTTCGTAGTTCTGTAAAATAATTTTACCACTATAATATTTTAATGTTATTTTATGAATAAATCTGATTCCTGCAAATTCTGTTTGAAAACCTATAAATATCAACGAATCTGAAAATCTTATAATTGGATGAGTGTTTGATGCAAATGTTGGTATAAAGGTTCCTTGTTTAAATAAGCTATTGAATTGTGTGACATCCGTGGGTTTCGGAAAAATAGGAGCTACAGAATGTTTATTAATATCATACGAATATATTACTGGAATTATATTTCCAGATCGCATTACCTTCGTGCCTATCAACAAAACCTTTTTTAATTTTTTATCCAGATATGATCCTAAAAATCCGTTGCCGTTAGATTTTGAAGAATTGGGGAATCCGGTGTTTCCAAAATTTACTGATATATGATTCTTTATACGATTTATAGTCTCTTTAGAATAATCAAATTCCAATTTTTCGATCAATATGATATTATTATATTCGGAATTATTTTTTATCTTTAAATTGAAAAAATAAGAATCAAAAAATACTTCCATATTCTGAATACCTTGATTCGAATAAGATTTGTTTAATATATCAGATAACGTATTCACTTAAATTATTTAATCGGAAAATAATTAATAATTGACTTGATATGAGATGGTGCTGGTTTCTGTGTTGCTAGTGGAAACAAGTCCGAAACCTATTCCAGAAGAAACTGAATAGGTTAAGGTTCCAATGCTTCCTGATGCTGTTTTACGAGCAGGAATGACTATTGAATTTGTCAATATTCGGGTGTCAATGACGGTTGCACTTCCTGCGACCAAAGCAGTATTGCCAAACGAGGTAGCTACTGCTCCCAGCTCTTTTCTTGCAGGAATATTAGTTAAATTATTGACTGCATTGGCAATATATTGGGCAAAAATGCCAAGTCCGGTGAAAGTTAAATGGACAGTATCTGCAAAATATGTAGTATCTGCTGGATTTTGAAATCTTGGATCGGCTGCAATATCGACTAAAAGGTCCGAAAACGAATTAGCACCGTTACGAACCAGTGCATTAAAAGTTAGTCGCATAGCTTCGAATCCTGCCGGAGTTCCTCCACCAGTCCGAGGCATTATCGTAGTTGTAATGACTTGATATCCTGCGGCACGACGAGCAAGACAATAATTTTGATAATCAGAATAAATGCTAGCGGCAGTTGCCCCTACGTAAGGAGCATTGTTTCCAGTTGCCAAGAAAATACTGTTTGTTGGGGCTTCTGCAACAACAATTTTATATGCTGCTGTTCTATTAATCTTAGCATCAATTTGGGTAGATGCATCAGAAACCATGTCCGCCAATGATTGTCCCCCAACCCCAAGATTGTGGACAGTCCAGTTTCCTGTAAGCAATGGCAATATCTGACTAGGCCAATCCGAATCTGGAGTAGCCAAGGTTCCTTGAGTAATGGATGATCCATCACATATAAGTTGAGATGTTTTCACATAATTGGAATTTAACCAATTCATGACGGCAGAATCGTTTGATGGTGAAAGAACCCCAGAAAACTCGATATGTTCTTTAACGGCAGTTTGACAATAATTAGCTCCTGATGAATAACTTCCTAGAAAACGCATAGTTGCGGGTGCACAATTAAGATATCCAGAGGCAGTAGCTAACGGATCTGAGTTAATCGATAAACTGCTGGAAAGTCCATTTACGACACATTTAATGACAAACCATTCCCCGGCGGTTCGAACCGTATTCGGTAAAGCAATAGCAGGATTAATATAATCAGATAATATCCACGAACCCGGCACTCCTGTTGTCTGCTGAGTTAATAAAGGCGCATCACCATAAACCGACCAAGGACACATAGCAGCAGCAGTTGGAAATCCGGTTTTTACTACAGTGTAAAATGTAGCTGGGTAACTTCTTGGTATAGAAGCCTGAAAAGCAGTTGATCCTGAAAAATCTGCATATGCTGAAGAATCCGGTCCCTCTCTTCTAATGATGGGTTGAAGTAGTGGAGTAGCCGATGAGGCAGTTACACTAGTTCCGGTAGTTCCAGAGTTAGGCCATGCTCCTGCCCTTCCCGCATTAGGATAGACCAATGAATCGCTGCGGAACCACACGTCTGCTGCGGACAAAATTGAAGGGTATGCTACACGTAAAGGAGACACAGGAATATTTCCCGCACTGAGAATTCGTCCTTTCGCATCAACATTAAAAATAGGATATGTAGTCGATGATCCATAGGTTCCCGCACTAACTCCAGTAGAAGATAATGTTCCAACGGCAGTAACATTAGCAGATCCATTAAAGGCGGGAGTAGTCCAATTAACATCACCGGTCATACCAATAGTTCTTCCAGAATTTGTAAATCCAGATAATGATTGATATAATGGTAAACTATTTTGAAATTTTAAAACGTCAGTCCTTGCAAATCCTGCGGCCCCTGATAAACTATTGTTTAATCTCAAAAGAAGTTGCGAAGCAGTGGAAACGTTGGATACAGTTTGTAGATCAGAAAAATTAACCAATTGGGACATAAACAATACTTATCATAAATAATTTTGAAAACAATTTAAAATATTACGATTTTCGGACATAAATAATTTCATGAAAATTCTTTCTTCAATTCTCTCTTTCGTATCTTTAATTAAAGAACTAGTTATTGTCATTGCTGCAAAAATGCGACAAGTTCAAAGAAAAAAAGAAATCAGAAAAGTTGAAGAGTTCAAAAAAGAAATCGTGAATGAAGTAGAAAAAGGGGAAATTGATAAAATTAACGAAAAATTGAAATTTTAGGTTGCATTCTTGAAAAGATGGGAGGAGCAATTTTTAAAGAAAGTCGTAGAATCACCACGAAAGAATTGGAAGATTTGATTGTGGATGTTTCAGGTAAACTTAATTCATTAGGAATTGAAAATAAAGCCTTGGAATATTTCAAGACTAAAGAAGATCACGGCGATTTAGATCTTGTCTGTAAAGGTGATGTAATTTCTGATAAATCTCTGATTGATCTTTTTGGGGAAATCCCAATTTCCCGAAATGGAAAGACTGTTTCTTTTTTATATGATAATGTCCAAATTGATCTGAATTTTCATAAACCTGAAGATTTCCGATCTGCATTTGACTTCTACCGATTAGGGGATGTCGGACAAATCGTCGGACGTATTGCCCATGCATTGGGTCTGAAATATGGCCATTTCGGACTCAGTTTTCCTGTTAAATTGAGCGATTGTGAAGAAGTTGGTGAAATCAACATTTCCCAAAATACTCAGAAGATCATGAAATTTTTTGATCTGGATTATAATCAATGGCTGGAAGGCTTTAATGATCAAGTCGATATGTTCGAATGGGTTATCAAATCAAAGTATTTTAATCCGAGTATGTTTGCATTTGAAAACTTAAACAATATTAACAAGGTTCGAAATAAAAAACGTCCCATGTATGCGGCATTGGTGAAATATCTGGAAGATCTAAAGACTGATCGGGAATATCTGCCAGTGCCTAAAAATAAAACGGAATATCTTTGGAAGGCATTAATACATTTTAGTCAAATGTATAGGCTGGATGATATTCGGCAAATGCTTTGTAATTATTCCGATGCAAAAGAAGCTAATGCAATTTTTAACGGAAACGATGTTAAAGAACTTTTAGGTATTGAAGGCAAAGAATTAGGTAAAGTCTATAAACAATTTGAAAATTATTGTTTATCTAATATGACCGATTATAGATATGAAATTACCGATACTCCGGCTAGAAAGTGGCAATGGTTTAGATTAAATCGTGATAAATCTTCGATGTATACATTATTTAGAGGATGGTATGAAACAACTAAGAATTGTTGAATACTTCCGGGACCTGTAATGCATAGTTGGTAAAACTAAAAACTTGTTTTCCGTATATATCGTAAACTAATCCGTATCCTAAATCTGGATATTGAGAGGTTGTTGACACGATCAGTCCGTTAAGGTAAGGATATTGTTGCACGGTCCAACTAATGTATTCAGGGCTTCCTTCTTCATAGGGATTTTCTACACGGCTTTCTCTGTTGGAGTCTTCGGTAAGTTTTCCGTATCCACAAGAGTTTACTGCAATAATATCTATAAATCCATTGGCGCTGGGAGGAGGTAGTGTAAATGTTAAAACGTTGCTGGATTTTCGGAATTCAGGAACTTCGTATGCAAAAAACGAAGGAAGATCCGCCAAAGGCTTATGCTCTGTCAATGGATATATAAAAGGGTTTGATCCGCTGACATATATTCCAGTAACCCTATTCATAGCCCCATAACCCGTCACATTAATTTCTGGACGCGTATGTGCATTAATATCATAAGGAGCTACATACCTCAATATTGGTCTTCCTGTGATGGCATATGAATCCGTCTGGTTGGTTGCGGTATATTCCAAAAGTGCATCATAATTGCAGTAAAATTTATCTGACAGCACATAATCCGTGTTAATTTTACAAATAGGAATAGAATTTTCTATTTCTGTTTTATACATATAACCTTTAATAGTAAATCCAGCAGTTGCTGTAATTCTAAAAGGAAACTCTTTGGAAGTTTGATCTTTTCCGGGATATGTATACACCACATTCCCATCCCATAAAATTTCTGTGCGAACTTCTCTACCACTTTTAGGTTCTTGCCAAGATACAACAATATAAGGATTGGATTGAACTACAAAATTCTGCACAATCTGGTCCATATCTTCTTGGTATTTGGCCAAGATTGTCATTTCTACAGATATATTCCAAGGAATGGCCTTTAGGTTGGTGTATGTGCCATCAGGTTTTTGATATCGAATATCGTCGTATTTATTTCTAATACGTTCATTATCCCTTCCCTGACTCTTAACTTCTACGGCCATAATAGGAAGTCTTACAGTATCTGTCAACCCTATAATATCTGCCAGAATATGACTTTTCGGACCATAAACAAATGGAACTTTAATAACTTCTTTTTCGAATTTCTTTCCATCGAACCGTTTAATTTTAACTTCATTAAATGCTGCGGCAAAATGAGTTAATAGTGTTCTGATTTCAAAATTGAAATTGTAATCCTGCATTTATGTATTTAGATAAATAGAATACATGCGGTTTTCGGAATTTTTCAATCAAGTTATTTTAAAAGAAGCAACTTTTAGAAAATCTAAATACGTGGAACATCTGGCAGACTTCCCGATGTTTTCCGTGTTTGTTTCTAAGAATATTTTAGAAAAACCAAACACTCCTTATAATATGGAGTTTTTCAAGGACATAAAAGATGAAATTGCCGAAACTTGTGCAGATGCTAGAAATCAGATAACAAAGATTGGATTTCCTACAATGCATGTAAATGTGGTAATCGGAGATTTAGCGGTTGAGGATAATAACCCAAGTGCCGCAGGATTGGCATTTGGTAACAGACAGAAAGGATATAATAAAGGTTATAATAAACCCGGACATCACTGGAAAAATAATACGCGCAGAAAATATATGAAAATAGATTTAAAGGCTCTATTAAGATTCAACGATTTTACTACCAGTGTATTAGTTCATGAATGGGCACATGTATGGATGTTCAACAATTCAAAACAGTTTAAAAATACGGTAGAGAAACTTTACACCCACTTGTTGAATAAAAGTAGAAATAATTTAAATTATCAAGAACCTAAGCAGCGTGTGTTTGGTGACAATCTATTGAATAGTAAAGATGATGATGATTTATTTAGTTTCATAATTACAAGTGCAGCAAAAATTTTCAAAGATAATTATCAATGGACTATAGTGAGTCTTCAAACACCTGATGACACGGACTTTAAATTTGGAGAAAAGGAAATTCAAAAGTATGTTGAAAAAGATTTTCGAAAATTGGTAACTAATTGTGTCAAATTCTATAATGACCGTTCTAAAAATTATAAGATTTCTATTCAAGAACATGGAACGCAGTTATCTGACCTTGCCAAAGATCTATATGAAACAGTTGGTGCGGAATTATTAAAAGCGATTGATAAGTCTATAACAAACGATAGGTTTGATTTCGATCCCGAGTATCATGAAAATCCACCAGATGACATCTTAGAATATATTTTACAAAACGCAACTAAAACAAATGAGAAATTCCGAACTAAAGGAAAATCTTATAATGATTTATACACTAACGTTGAGGACGTTGATGGTAATTTGGTTATAATTGATAAAATATTTGATACTCTGTGGGATATATCTAGAAAAGAGAAGGAGAAGGAGAATAGATATGAGCTTGATACGATTTCGAGCTTAACTGGAGAAAGATGGGATACTGTCAGGGATCAGGTAGCTAAATTAGTTAAATGGAGTCGCGCATACGGCATGACCAATGATGATGAATTATGGGCAACAGGAATTGAAGAATTTTTCAAACTTCCACTAGAACATCGTAAATCCATTATAAAATTGATGGAACAAAATCGTTAAATATTCATATGTCATATAATGTTCCATTCAATTTTAATCCCAAACCTCCTGTAGTTAATTTTGATCCGAACAATCGTTCCAATGCATCTTTAGCATCTCCTGAACAAACCAATCCTTATGTTCCGACTTGTATGGATAATATGTCATACATCAAGGATAATTATCGGGGAATGACAGAAGCATATGCCAACAATTATGGAATGAACATATCATACTGGACAACCGGATATAGCTTGGCAAACCATAATCCTTTGTATGGAGAAGATCCTACGGCAAAATACAGAGGTCCCCGAACATTAAAAGCAATTGTAGACTTGCAATCTTATTCTTCGTTTTTAACAAAATTCGGAATTATGAGTGATCTGGATATGGTGATTTATATTCCGATCAAATCATTTCAGGAAGTTTGGGGAAATGTATTTCCTTTGGCAGGCGATTTATTTCTTATCGATGATTCTGCATGTGATAGACCTATGGGACAATCTCCGATGGTTTTTGAAGTTACAGAAAAACAAGATAGTATTAATCCTGTTGATTTTATGGCAGGACACTATGTTTGGAAGCTTTCCGGGAAAAGATATGACAACTCTTACGAACCAAATGCGCCTCAAGAGAAATTCATTGGAGGTCCGGTTGATCAGAAAGATTATGGAAAAATTTCATCGGATATTGAAGGAACCAATATTATTGATGGAGAACCATCACATGATGTTGATCAGGATGCCAGAAATGATTTTGATAATGTTAGTGATTCGATTTATGGGAAGTATATGTAGAATTAATTAAATAGCTGTTTAACTAAAATTGATAATTTATATTCTACAAGATCGTAAGTTTCCAAAGTTTCTTGGATTTCTACACTATATTCCCCGCCATATTGATCTGTGTGATTTTCGTATTGTCCAGTTCCTTTTTCATGAAATTCTCGAAGATATAGAATTGCCACATTATTAATAATTTGAATTGATCGATTATCTTCTTTATGAAAAATATAAGTCGTAAATCCATCACGAATTTTCAGTGCATCATCAACGATAAAGGTCGTCAACTCCTTTTTATCAAAAATTGATTCATAATTTGGACAGGTTAATAAAAAATGATTAGAATTTGCGGACTTTAAATTTTCCAAGAGTTCTTCGAATGTGATGGTCATGAGGGAGTATAGTGAGGATTGGAGATTTGTAAAGAGGAAAATTTTGAGGAGAAAGAAAAATTAAATATTTGTAGAATTGTCAGAATTTACGAAGTATATTGTATAATGACATCCGAAGAACTTGATAATTTTAAAATTGATTATGCCAATAAATCTATAGATTATGACACTTTATTGAAAAAGTATAATATTTCGTATTATACTTTATTAAAAACTTTGGATAATTATAATATAGAACGTAGACGAAAATCCGTAAGATATACAGTTTTTGAGCTATTATATAAATAGTTTTATGGACATAACTCGTAAATTGATTGTAGAACAACCGAACTACAATGTGGAATTATTTTCTGAAAGCAACGGAACAGATGAAAAGAAATGGAAATTTACCGGCCAATACATCATGGTTGATAAGAAGAATAAGAACAACCGTATGTATGAATCGACTGAAATGACTCCTGCAATTGATCGGTATTTAGCAGAATATGTATCACAAAATCGGGGAGGTGGTGAATGTAATCATAGTCTGGACGCAGAAATGAAGCTCGACCGATTGGCTCATAAGATTACAAAGCTACATAAAGACCCCAATGATGATTTTTTCTACATTGGGGAATCTGAAATTATAACAGAAAATCCACCGGGCAAGATATTGTTAGGGCTTTGCAAACATAAGGTAAATTGGGGCCTAAGTTCAAAATGCCTCGGTTCTATCGTAGAATCTTCTGATGGTAATAAGGTAAAGTCTCCTATTATTTTAGGAGTTGATGCCGTCTGGGATGCTAGTGCAAATACTAAATTCATCAACGGAATTTATGAAGAACGTGAATACATTATTGGTGATGATAACCGTGCTCACGAAGCATTCTCTAAATTTAATAAACATCTTTCTAAATATCCATCACATCATTCAGACGCAATTAAACAACATATCCTAGAAGGTTTCCAAAAACTTCTGAAATCTATCTAATCTCCGCGTATCAATAATATTATGTATATCTTGAACTTCTTCAAATCCATCTTAAACTACATAAAAATTGTAGCGGTGATGTCGGCATGGATGTTTCTTGCATTTTTGGCAATGATACATATATCGTTCACAGAACCTTAATTAAACTGGCTAATTGTGTTATTTGATCTGTGATTTTTTGATGATTATGTTCTGCTGCTTTATAAAAATGCCATCGAATACAATTCATCTTATTCTTCTGAATAGGACCACGACTTGGGGTTGAAATCCAATCGCCTTTGAGTTTCTGAAGTCTCTGCAATTTCCTATATTTGCGGTCTTTAGCATTCTTAATTAATTCGCAAAGTAATACATTTAAAGAATTATTCATAATTTGTAATAGTTGGTAGTTTAAATAATTTATGATTAACTTTATCAAATACTGTAATCAGAGGACCGACCAGAAACACAAACAATATTGTTGCAATTCCAAATGGTCCTCCAAGCAAAATACCAGTCGTCAATATTACCAATTCTACCACAATTTTTAAAGTTGTAAAGGAAATATTGTATTTTTTATTCAAGGCCAGAATAAACACATCCATGATTCTGATTCCCAATCGACTTTCTAGAATTAAGGCACTTCCGTAAGAGCAAAGAAATAATGCAATTCCTAAATATCCGTAGTTATTAATTCCTTCATTCGGAAATTCATAATTCAAAAAATCCAAAAGATATCCGCAAATTGGAGCAGTAATAAAACTTGTCCAATGAGGAATCTTCTGGGAAATTATATAAGATAATCCCAGAAACAGTAATGTGACAAAAATTGAACAGGTTCCAATTAAGAATCCTGAATATTGGTGCAGTCCGATCAATAGGGCATCCAAGGGATCTACTCCTAAATTGGAATTAACAAAGAATTTCGCACCAATAGCAAATAAAATAATTCCTAGAATATAAACGATCCAATTTTTCATATTATGATAAAATCTTCATTTCTACCAACATCTCTTCTACCTTCTCCCAATCAATAAATGATTTATCATTAGGAAATTCTTTCTTTAACGGAATTCCTAATCCAGTATCATCAATAATTAGATCGGCGTGACTTTTTGGAGAATTTGTCCAGTCTTTTTGATTTGGATTTGTATTAATTCCATATAAAGGAATATCATTCATTTTAAACCAATTAACTTCATCTTGCAATTCTTTACCGTCCCGCATTGTAAAAAGAATTAAATTATGCCCTTGATCTGTTAATTCTTTCAAAACCTTTTGTGAACCAATATCCCTACCTACTTTTGGATAGGCAAAAGATACGCATGTTGCATCAAAATCTATATTAATTATCATATTTTTACATCCATTGAATAATGTTGGATTTGATAACATCCCGTAAGGAATTTTTATCAATTGTTCCAACGTGTCGCCAAACTTCCAGATTATTTTTTGTTAAAATAATTAAAGGAATTGCCCGAAGTCCAATATTTTTTGCTACTTCTGGACTAATAGTGTTTGTATCAACATCAAAGAAATCCATAACATCCAGAAATTCTTGAGCAATCTCCTTAAGAATTGGCTTCATATTGATACAAGGTTGGCATTGATCATGCCCGTATTTGATAAGTTTCAAAGGTTTCATAAGTTAAGTTATTTAATATAGCATTTATGCGATTCATATCATCTTCGCATAATAATTTTTTAGAATATTTCATGGCATTTTGGCAAATAAATCTGTTATCTTCTATAATCTGTCTACATAGTATATCTAGTCTTCGAGAAATGCAAATTATTTCTTCAAAAAGTAAATATTTGGATGACGCCAGAAACTGCCGCTTCCATTAATAAATTTCTCTATCATCTCAGCACTGAAGAATTTGCTGCTGCTGACAAAACTCTTAACAGTTTGATTGAACAAAAAGTTCAAACACTTTGCAATAATGCAACTGCAAAAGTTAAAGCAAAGCGTTCTAGTGAAAATAAATAATTCTTATAAATAATACTATGATAACTGATGAATTAAATACAATCTTCGAATCTGTTGATAGCCAGCTTCTTTCCGAAGATACAAAAAAGGCAATTTCTTCTTTAATCGAAGAAAAAGTTAATAAAAAGGTCCAAGAGCGTCTAACTCTGGAACTGGAAAGTGCTATCAAAACACAACATGATAAATTTAAAAAAGCTGCCACCCTAACTATGGAAGCTATTGATAAGGATCATCTCGGAAAGATTGACGGAATTGTCAAGATTCTTCAGAAAGAGCATAATATTCAATTAAATACTCTACACGATGCTCATAAAAAGATTGTTAGTGAGACTGCGGTAGGTCATCGGGATTCTATCGTAGAAGGCGTTGACCGGTTCCTCGATAGTTATATCGAAAAACATCTTCCTAAAGAACAAATCGAAGAAGCTGCAAAAAACAAATATGCACTCAAGGCTATTGAAGAAGCCCGTAAAATTCTTGGAGTTGATACCAAGTTCATGACTCAGAATTTCAAAGAAACTTTGGTAGATGGTAAGAAACAGATGGATCGGCTTCTTCAGGAAAATGCTGAACTAAAGAAAAGAACTTTAATTAGCGAAAGTAAAAAAATTCTGTCCGAGAAAACTGCTAACCTCCCCGTCGAAGTTTCCCGGTTTGTTAAATCCCGTCTGGAAAATAAATCTGCTCAATATATCAATGAGAATTTTGATTATGTAGTAGACATGTATAACCGTCAGGAAAAGACTCAGAAGAAATCTGCATTGTTAAATGAGAATCGTCAGACCTTTATCGTTGATCGTAAACAAGTTGTTGAAGAAATCCTAAAAGAATCCGCACCTTCACAACATCAGGTAAATCATAACCTTCCAATGGAAGATATGTATCTCAGCGGATTGAATTGGAGAAAATAATAAAAAACAATAAATAACTTTATATGCAATCACTAGCCTCAAACTACGTAGACAGTGCTCCTTCCCTTCTTTCTAAAGAACGCGGTAAAGCACTCATCACCCGTTGGAGTAAGATCCTTGATTTTACCGACAACCAAACTAAACCTATTGAAGGTTATCAAAAACGCCTTGCTACCGCAATCATGTGCGAAAACCAAGAAAACTGGCTCCGTCAAAATGGTCACATGCCTTCTGTCATTCAAGAAACAAACTACGGCACTAACGTTGCTGGCGGAACAGTATCGCCCTTTGGATCCGTTAATAACGGTACATATGGCAATGCCGGTCCTGGAAATGGTGGTACCACCGATTTCTATGCTCCTGGAGATGCTCGTCTTCCTAAGACTCTTATTCCTATGATCCGCCGAACTTTCCCTGAGCTTATCACTCATGAGATTGTTGGTGTTCAGCCTATGTCCGGTCCTGTCGGTCTTGCTTTTGCTCTTCGTTACTTTTATGATGATGATTCCCTAGCGGCTTCTCCTTATAATGATAAGGGGTATTCTACCGGTTCTACCTTCCCTAAAGGTCCTGGTGTCTGGTCTGGTGCGGATACCGACGAGCAAGGTTATAACAAACTATATACTGCTCATACTGGTATTACTGCTGCTGGCCTTTCTGGCCTTGGTTTAGTCAACCTATCTCGTGACCTTTCTGCAAACTCTGCATTTGACTTCACTCCTCAAGATATGGGTGTTGCTCAACTTCTTGCTAACTTTGAAGCAAGTTCCAATATTCCTACAATGTCCCTCAAGATTGAGAAGAAAGCTGTTGAAGCTGGCACCCGCCGTCTCGCAACTTCTTGGTCTATGGAACTTGAACAGGACTTGATGAACATGAATGGTATTGATATCGATTCTGAAATGACTAATGCAATGTCCTATGAAATTCAATCCGAAATCGACCGTGAAATGGTTATTCGTATGATTCAAGTTGCTCTGAACGGTGGTTTCCGTTCCGGTTATTCTGTATGGAAACCTCAACTTGCTGATGGTCGTTGGTTTGCAGAACGTGGTGTTGACTTTTATGCTAAAATTGTTGTAGAAGCTAACCGTATTGCGATTCGTAATCGTCGTGGTCCTGCTAACTTCATTATCGCAACTCCTAAAGTTTGCACTATTCTGCAATTGCTTCCTGAGTTCCGTGCATTTGAAGTTGCTTCCTCTGTCCAAGCACATCCTAACGGTGTCGCCCGCGTAGGAACTCTTGCTGGTCAATTCAACATCTATCGCGATACCCGCACTGAAGCTCAATATTTGGCTGGTGTCCGTTCCGAACCCGTTGAATACGCATTACTCGGTTATAAAGGTAGTGAGTTCTGGGATACCGGGATTGTTTACTGCCCTTACATTCCTGTGTTGGTCCAAAGGTCAATTAACCCAAATACCTTCACTCCTAACGTTGGTATGATGACTAGATATGGCGTTATTGATCACCTTTTCGGGAGTCAGAATTTCTACCACTTAATTATTGCTCGTGATCTTAACACTGGACATGATGTTCTCGCTAACAGTGCTCCTCTTGTTGGATATTCTCCACAAACTACTATTAGCAACACTTACCTCAGCTAAGATCAGTTGGTCTAAAAATACCCCATCAGAAATTCTGATGGGGTATTTTTTTGCCTAAATAAAAACTGGAACTAGAGAGAAGGTTAATTTAAAAATTTTGGAATAGAATTCCAGACATATACTTTATTTCCACAGTCCCAGATTCTGTCATATCCAAGAGATTGCATAATATCCCATTCGGTCATAGATAAATCAACTTCAGGATATAACTTCTTAATTCTATCTTTAGTAAAATTGGATCGGTGATATCGCTTTAAATAATTCTTTGTATGCATGTAATGGTATCTGGGCAATGCATCGTGCGTATGTTCGAACTCCAAAACATCGTAGATGTTTCCTCGGCTAATTCTTTTGTCAGCATAAGAAATAATAGATTGTGGGTTATGTAATTCGATAAAATGCTGAAATAATTTACTAGCTGCTCCAACAACGGAAGTATTTTGTCTGTTACAAAATCTGACCAGTTCCCACTCGGCTTTATTAGATTGTCTAGGCTTTCCGAATGTCATTAGTGATACTAGTTCATCATTAAAATACAATCCAAATTTTATTCGGGATTTATCTTTACCCTGAATATGGTTATTATCTAAAAATAAGTCTTTGTCTTTAATCTCAACCTCTTTTATAACGCATTTTCGTGCATATATTTTATACAATGCTTTACCTAATTTATTTCTAATAATAGAATAACATATGTCTTTTTTATGTTTAATTTCATCTTCGAAAAATTGGAAAAGTTGAATACCTTTCTCTTCGGATTTTTTAGTTTTATTTAAATGGTAAGTGAACTCTTCTTTGCATATTAATTCTGAATGCCAATAATTTCCATGAATTTCAATTCCTATGTTATGAGTAGGAATTAAAATGTCGATTTCCTTTCCCTCTAGGATCTTCCTATCACTCCTAATGATGTCAATACCTAGGTCATTCTTAATAAAATTGCCTAAATATTTTTCATCTTTGGAAACTTTACAAATTGGACAACCATTTCCGATATTAGTATGAGAGTATAGTAATTGTTGGAATTTGTTATGACATGTATTACATGTAATAGTCACTCTATCATGTGAATGTGCATCGTCGGGAATTTCGGAATAATCGAATCCGTTCCCGTGTTTTTCGTGACATAATTCCAAAGTTTGTTCAATTGTATTTCTTATTTTTTTAGAAAATGATTCAGAACTGCACATTGGACATGGATGTTTGGAACTTTTATGATTTGAAGGAGTTTGTGAGAACTCGATATTATGTTTATTGCATATAATAATTCCTGTAATTTTATCTGTCACGTAATCAAACTTGTCATAGTTATAAAGATCGCCGTGGTATTTTCTGCCATCTCTGATAAAATCTTCTTTAGTGAAACGTAGTCTGTCGCCCATGGCAGAATCCCTACATTTCTTGCATCCTTGACCCAATAAATGAGCAGAATTTCTCTGACGGAATGGTCCGTGTATTTTACAAATTATATCCGAATATCCTCTAGTGGACGGATCAATTACTAGGCTATAGTCGTAACGATCTGGGTGGACTGTGTTAAATTTTTCAAGTAGTTTGGGAAGAGTAAGTTTGGGTGTAGGCATATATGTCCTAATACTTATTCCAAAACGATGTTCATTACAAGTATCAATTTGATACGAACACTTCTTTAGACTAAATGCCAAGACAACAGTCTCTCAAATATGCTAAAATCTGGGATTGTGGCAATAAAGTATATGTTTGGAACTCTACACTAAACTAACAGTTCCATCCTCGTTCACAATAAATTCAGAATGAATTAATTTCAATCCATCTGTTGAACTTCCAGGAAGTTGGCTTTCCAAAAATTGCACAGTTGCTGCACTAGCCGCAAATAATTCTCCTGCATCAGTTCCTAATTCTGTCAAAATAGCCGCAGTATCTTCTTTGCGGCCCCAAACCTCCCGCATACTCTGTTCCCAAGAAATTTTAAGTTGATTAAATTGATTTCTTGCAGAATTTTTGACACGTTTTGCAACCATAGCAGCACGAGAAGGTTCAGGAGATTTTGATTCGGGAGAAAATAAGGAATTTGCCATATTATATATTTATACTTCAGTAATTAAATTGATTTTGATACCATGCAACATGCTGTGCCACTCTTTGTGCAACCTCTTTAGGTAATACATCCGACCAATCAGATGGTTTGTGAGGACGAATAGTTTTAGCAACAGAATGAGATCCATATGGTCCAAAATGTCCATCATCCTCTTCCACTTGTTTAACAATATTCTTAAAATCATGATCAAATGTTATTTCTCCAATAAAATCATATATCTTATCAAATGTATCTTGTGGAGAAACGCATAAATCTTCGTAACGAACAAAATGAATTTTCGATGCAAGATTTCTCTGAAAACAATCCAATGTTCTTTGTAATGCCAGTCCAATTGGTTGACTATTGAGCCAATATTCTGCCCGTTGATCCACTGTCATTCCTCTTAGTTGTGCAGGATTGTCAGGACCATCAGGAAGATGTCGGGTCTTACGATAGATTCGTTCCATGCTTGCAATAATACTTCTAATATCCCGAACTACACAAATCATTTTAGAATTAGGATTCCACTGTTCTATCCATTCAAAATAATGACTCCATCCCCTATTTTTATCAATAATAATAGGTCGATCTGTGATAGCTGCGTAATATCCTTCTGCCATGGATTTGCACATTGACAAAAATGCTTTCTGCATGATTTGCGGATTTTGACTTTTGACTTCAGGAAGATTATAATTTCCTCTTGCAGCAAATTGATATTCCAATAATGGGGATGTGGTAGATCCATAAATTAATGGATTCTGATGGAGAACCGTTTGGATAAGTTCACTACCAGATCTAGGCATGGAACAATTAAAAATCAACTTCATATATAATATATATGACAATTTCTGGTAAAAGTCAACTATTATGCAGCAGTTCCTAAAACAATACTTTTTACAGTTCCTACATCATTATAGTCCAAGATAAATTGTAATCCATTACGGCGAATAGCAAACATCCCAGAAGCTAAAGAATTATCCACTTCTGATCCATTAGCTGCTGCTGATGCTGTATATTTTGTTGAACGATTTTGAACAGTTAGTGCAGCCATTCCAGTTGAATGCAGGCGAATGGAAGCTTGACGGACTCCTGCACTACTATGCACCCCAAATTCATGAACATAAGGCGCATTGTTAATAACTTTATATCCAAATGCAGAAGAATTATTTCCTGATGCTGTATTTTGATATCCAATTGCAGAAGAATTATTTCCTGATGCGGTATTACCGTTTCCAACAGCAGAAGAATTATTTCCTGATGCGGTATTACCGTTTCCAACAGCAGAAGAATAAAGTCCTGATGCAGTATTAGTGTATCCAAATGCAGAAGACCTATATCCTGATGCAGTATTAGTGTATCCAAATGCAGAAGACCTATATCCTGATGCAGTATTAGTGTATCCAAATGCAGAAGACCTATCTCCTGATGCAGTATTATTATATCCAATTGCAGAAGACCTATCTCCTGATGCAGTATTATTATATCCAACAGCAAAAGAATAATGTCCTGTTGCGCCATTAGCTCTACCAAATGCAGAAGAATTATATTCTGATGCAGTATTACTGTATCCAAATGCAGAAGAATAAATTCCTGATGCGCTATTATTATATCCAAATGCAGAAGACCTATCTCCTGATGCAGTATTAGTGTATCCAAATGCAGAAGACCTATATCCTGATGCAGTATTACCGTATCCAATTGCAGAAGACCTATATCCTGATGCAGTATTATTATATCCAATTGCAGAAGAATTATATTCTGATGCGGTATTAAAGCCTCCAATTGCAGAAGAATTAGTTCCTGATGCAGTATTATTATATCCAATCGCAAAAGAAGGATTTCCTGATGCGCCATTAGTGCTACCAAATGCAGAAGAATAAATTCCTAATGCTGTATTTTGATATCCAAATGCAGAAGAATACATTCCTGATGCTGTATTTTGATATCCAAATGCAGAAGAATAAGTTCCTGATGCAACCTGTGCCGGAACACTTCGGAAAGCTTGTATATCAACACTTCCTATTCCTCTGGGATTTCCTGTCAAATCACCAATAACTATATTATTTGGTAAACGTAATGCACTAAAGGCGGGAGAATCTGTTTGTCCAACTCCTAAAGAAGTTCGCATATCCGCTTTGGACAGTTTGCTCACAAAATCGGAAACGGGAAGAGATAATGTTAGTTTTGTGGACACAATAGTATTTATCCTATTCGATAACTTTCAAATTGACTGCTTTCTCATGTTCCTTCAATTTAGATAACATCTCAAACATCTCCTCCCGACTTCCACTCATAATAACATTGTTGGTCTGATTTAAAGTGTGCGGTCCCCCATTTCCGACACCTATCTGATGATCTGCCAATTTTTCCTTAACTGTAATTTCCCGATTCTTGGTATCTCTGGTTATTTTATTGGATTCTTTATCAGTAATAATCTTTACTTTATTCTTCAATGCATCTGCCTGTGCTTTTCCCAGACTGGAATATGCCTCAAAGTATGCCACATCACCCGTGGAATTAAGCATTCCCTTGGCTTCTTCCATAACTTCAGCATTGGAAGCAATAAGATCATCCAATGCTTTTAATGTTCTAATCAATTCAGCAGATTCGTCATATTCTTCTGCTACTTCTGGTTCTTTTATTTTTTCAGATTTAGACGAGATATTACTAACTGCCAATGCAGACAGAATATCATCCAAATTTTCATTATCCTGATTCATGAAGATATTTATTAAATAGGATAGTATGAAGCAACTTTTTTTAATAATTTGCACCAGTTTGATGTTTTCCTCTTGCACCTCCGTTACTAAATCTGTAGATGCCCCAATTCTGGATTTTCCAGTTAAACCCAATTTAATAGCCTATCCAACTCCTCCTGTTATTAAAAAACTGGATAATAATTATGTGGTTATTCCTGAATTGGTAACAAATGCATCATTACTCACAGACTATTATAAACGTCTGGAAAGTTGGAAGGAGGTTAAGAACATAAAATGAAATATCTGGAAGATTTGTACATGGAGAAACTTTTGAATACTCCTTCTTTTGAAGATCGGTTGCAAGAATTTACTAGTCGGATAGTTTTATTAAAAATGGGGATTGGTTCATTACGAAAAGATATTCATAATAAAAATCTGAAAATAATTGAAGAATATCTGTCCAAGGCTTTGGAATTGTTGAACTTTTCTTTAGTTAGTCCAGATCGGGATTTTGATCAATTATCCAAGAAGGAAAAATTCATTCAAATTCAAAAACTATTCAGTTCTTGCCATTTGACATTATTTCAACTGGATAATTTAAATCAGGAAGACCAGAAGATGGCCCCAGAGATTCTGAATAGATTAAAGAATTGTGTGGATGTAACTTTTGCGCAATTTTCCCGGATTTACGAAAGAAATAGTTGACATATAGAAAAATAGGGAGTATGATGTCTTATTATGACACACACTACTGATATTATTCAATTAACCATTCTTGACGAAAACTACGAATCTCTACACGCTGTAGCATATACAGGAGTTATTTTGAATAAAAAAGAAATTCTAAAATGGTTGACTTATTCTATTGACGATATTTATGAGCGCAAACGCTTCAAAGATTTAGTAAACCGAAGTTTCTATATACAAGAACCCTTTGTTAATATGAGTAATGAAATTTCTCGTGCATTGTTTTAATCATTATGGATAGAGATAAAAAATTATTGGATGCGGTTAATTTACACATAGAAAATCCGTATTACAAAAATGCCTTGGAAATTCATAGAATATTGTCCCAAGGTCCTTTCGAATCTTCCAGCGGAATGGTTGCACAAGATTATTTTCTTCGTTTAGAGATCAATAAGATGTTGGAAAAACATTATGATGAACTATTTCCTCCAGATAAATAGAAAGGTAATAAATAAAAAAAATCCCGGATATTGAAAGATATCCGGGATTTTTTTTATTATCTAATCTTAGAACAATTCGCTAAAATTAACTCCAGTTCCGGTGATCGCCAAATCGACGATGACAAACTTGACGGTCCTAACAAATTTCACATACACTGCAACATTTAATACTCCCTGATCAATTGATGCTGGGGTATTATTTCTTTCATCACAAATTATCAAGAAATCGTATAGACCACCACTATCTTTCATGAAGTCCAGAATTGGTTTCAGTTTATTGCTGAGACGTGTTCTAGTAGTAATAGTATTAGGTTGACCGATAAATTCGACTAGATTTCCTTGAATGCTCTTAGCTAACCAAAGTGCACCACGACGAACATTAATTTCTTTCAATGCAGATGCATCTTTCTGAAGAGTCAGAGAATTCCAGTTAAGAATACCTTCAGGGAAACGAACAATCGGATTCAGGCTCAGACGGGAAAGTAAATCACGTTCACGTTGATTAGGATTGATTGCGAGGTCGTTCACGTTCGCTAACTGACCATTGGAGATACCAAGGGGACTTGACCAAGGATATTGATTCAAATCGTTTCTGGCATACAATGCGGCTTCGTATGCACTATTACCATACCATCCGAAGCTATCGGTATTGCTGTCATAAGCCTTAATCCAGTTAGCATAAGAGATGCTGTAGGAAGAATTAATTCCTTGATAGAGGTTACGGAGATAAGCATAGATATTACGACCGAAGGTAGAATACTTCTCAGAAGGTTGGCCGGTTACTGGATCAATAAAGAGTCTCTTCTGACGATCAACGACTTTGAAGTCCTTACCATTTACAAAGATCTGGCGTAATGGATCTTGAATGTGAATGTGAGGAGTTCCGCCAGCGGCTTTACGGGTATATCGGGCAAAAGAATCAAAGATATTATAGATAACTTCCCAATTGTCCTGTAAAGCAGAATTCATCACAGTCCCGTCATAAGGACTTAGAGAATCAGTATTCACAAAATAAGTGTCGTCATAATTATAACAGATACTAGGATCAGTGATGCAATGATCAGCTTGAACAGCAGAACGAGTTGCCCAGATTGTGGATAGTCCGTTATCAATAGTGATATCAATAGGAAATTCAATAGGGTTTTCAACTCCACGTAATGCACGTTCAAGTTTTGCAGGCATATTACCAAGATCTTTGCGGATACATTGGTTATATTTTGCATCTACACAATTAGCGGTGTATGAACCCGCACCATAAATTTTATCACCATATTTTCTTAAGGCCAATGCAGGATCAAAGTTTCCGAACATTCCTGAAGTTTTTTGACGGAACATACGCACTGTTTTTTGAGGAAGTCCTGTAGTCTGATTAGTCCAGCAATTGTTTTCAGAAAGATAAGGATTAACAAAAACGTTCAAATAATTACTGGAAGCATTGACGGTTTTTTCCAAGAAGAAACTACGATCAGGACCACCAAAATCATCATGAACTTTACGGGTACTGTTGAGGGATCCGACAAATTGTTCTACCCGATATTGATCAAGTTTATTAATAGTTTCGGTCAAACGGGAAGGTCGGAATTTAAAGACGGACATAATGAGTGAATCATTATATTGGACTTTTCCGAATTCCAATCCTGCACTTTGATGCACAATTTCAGTGATAGATCCGGCATTTCCGTCAAATTCCGAAGAAACTTCAAAATTCAACCGTTCAGGCGGAACAGTGATCCATGCGCCAGAAACTCCGGGACAAGTCTGTTGATAATATCCAGCAACTCCAGTAAGATCATCGAAGTTGGTAGCAGGATTAACATTAAGGTTGTCATTTAGTGCAAGATAAACTCCACTGAAGTCATCCAATTGAGCAGTCTTGACTTTATTAACAACTACGATACCCGCACGAACATCATTATTAATAACGTCCAATGCAGCTATTCCGTTTTCGTATACTCCACATTTCCAGTTAAATTGAGAGTTCTGAAGAAGTTGGAATTCTCCAGCATTAAGAGACTTGGAAATAGGTTCGCCAATTGCATAGAAGTTGGCATCATTGAGTAATGCATCTCCAAGTAATGGATAGAAATTGTAACGATATTGTTCAGGGATCTGCAATCCCAGCGCTGTGATGGTAGAACATTTAAGTCCAGCTTCTACAGGAACCCCACAGAAAGAAATAAGCATATCAGTGGTTGTGGTATCCTTAGCAGAAGTCGTAACATTAAAGGTTGCTCCAACAGAAAGAGTAGATAAGACAGACAAAGAAGTTCTGTAAGATCCGGCAACATCAGGACTTGCATTGAAATATTTCAGAACAGGACCCGCAGCATCGGAATAAGTTCCGAAAATATCTCCCGCAGAAACTGTAACACCTGATAGGGTTTGTCCAGATAGAATCCCTGTATTGATATAAAACGAGGAAATTACGAATCCGCTAGTGGCAGAACTGAAAGTAAAAGGAACTGTCAACCGGCGACTGTCGTTGGAAAGTCCTGTTTGATTCTCATCTTTGTTGATGCTCAATGCAGAGAGTGACATTCTTTTGACGATATTATACTGAGTATTAGCTCCGACAACTGTAGGACGAAGTTGGAAAAGAGTCAGATCTTCAGGATTGATATCAGAATCGACTACAAATTTGAAACTAGTCAGAATGGAATTATAATCAAAAGGATGATCATGGATGTAAAGGAATCCAGGAGATTCGTCAGCAGAATTCAGAGAACATTCCAAATTAGCAGAACCGTAACAGATTTCTGTCGGAACGAAATTATTAATCAGCCAGGGATAATCGCTTTTAATTGTAGCAAGAGGAATAGTGCGATAAAAATCACAAACATTTTTTTCAACAGCAGAAAGACCAACGATAGGAAAAACCAATGCATTATAAGTTTCCGCAAATCCGTAACCTGCACCGGAACCATAGGGCATACGGGTGAAGGTCAATTGTGCATTGCTGGTCGTCAGGATTTGTTTAACTGCATTATGGGAATATTTTTCAGCAGGAGTTACAGGAAGTCCGAAAATTTCTTCAAATTCCGTTAAGGTTGAGACAGAAGTGGGTTCATCCGTAGGTCCTTGAGGAGTAAATCCGGGAACGAAAATATTCGTCCCAATCGCATTAGTAGTGATCTGCGATAAATCTCGTTCATTCACCAAAACTCCCGGTGATTCTAATTTCGTATTAAGGGTCTGTGCCATTTGAATACTTATAAAAATCGAAAAGAAAGTTATTTATACAGAGAGTCAAAATTGGCGAAAAAGATTTTCCAAAATAATTTGACTTTTGACAAACTTCTGATATTGTGGTATATTATGAACGAACGAGATACCCCAAGAACAGATGCCCGCGAAGCATTATCTTATGGACTACACGATGAATGGTGTTTTACATTTTGTCGAAAACTGGAACGAGAAATAAATGAATTGCGACAAGTAATTGAAAATGCTCGACCATTCGTAAAATCATGGGGAGCAATAAATGACGAAGAATGGGCACCGTATAAATCAGTTATTGCAGCAATAGACAAAGTGCTCACTAAACCAAACTCATCTTCAACTGACTAAATTCAAAGGTAAAAGATCCTTCTAGAACTGTCGTTTCCCGTTGACTGGAATTAATTGCTCCTAAGGATGAAGGAAATGCCCCTTTGTAATCCCATCTTGCCGTTGGTTTATCATATTCATCCAATGCATATACGGTAAATGTAGTTGCATAATCATTTAAATGAGCATGAGAATTTGGATCAAGGGATTTTCCATCAAAAGTAGAAATATCTTCATCATTTTGAATATCCAGCCATTTATATAAGATAAAATAGTTATCAAATCTATTATCTATGGTGAAATTAACGGTGATAGGGGGATATACCGGTCTGGAAAGATTGGAAAATTTTAACACTTGTCCTCCGTATCCCTTTTCCATCACATTGATTTTAATATCAGGAACTACAAATCCCCAAATATTCATTTCCAATCTTTCCAAATTTCCTCCGTGACAATAGCGTTCTTCTTTTTTAAGAATGGGTTGAAGAATTTTAGGAATATCAATTACCAAAGAAAACTTGTCTTTCCTAGTAGTATTTAATTGGCTTTGTTGACTGGTGTAATATCCAGCATTGGAAATCTCGGGAGCAGGACAGTTTAGATCTGGAACTTTGGGTTTTTCATTGGCCATAAATCTATTTACTTTTATACAAATTCCCAAGAACAATTCTCAATCATTTCCTGATATTTCTCTGCAACTTTAAATCCTTTATCCATAGTTGGATTAAAGAAAATATTAAACTCTTGGGTATGTCCCCCAACATCTCTGATTGGTTTATGTCTTTGGGAAATATTGGTAAATGCAGCATCTGCCAGATGTTGATTGGGATCAGTGATAACGGTCGGTTTACCTGTATCATCATAATCATGGACTTCCAAATATTGTTCTGCCAGACGCTTCTCTAATAATATCAATGCCCATGTTAATGCCATAACATGGTCGTCGTGATGTCCGGGTTTTGCTCCCCAGATTCTATTTGTTTTACGTATAAAGGATTCAAATTCAGAAACAAGAATTGAACTATAAATCGAAACCCCTCTACGAATTTCCAGAAAATATTTCATATTCTGAATTCCTAGATTTTTGGCATTTTGATGACAGAAAATACCAGGTTTTTGATAATATCCCCGTTTATCATTTTCCATATTATAGGTAACGATATTATCATATCCGTGAACTTCAATTAATGCCTGAATAACAGTTCCTCCATCTGCATTATTCTCAATACATAGAAATGGTCTTCCCCAAGATCTGGCAATTTTATTAAGTTGTTCAGCAAATACCCAAGGATTAACTTTATTGGAAGCGTATATACCGCATAATTCCACATCCATAGGATCGGTAATGTCCAAAATAATAGCAACCGTATAATCTCCTCCTTTACCTTCTGCGACATCAACACCTATAGATATAATTCTACCGGGTTGTGGCTCTTTCCATAGTAGATATTCGCCTTCTTCAAATGCAAAATCAGCATCTCTACACATTGCTTTTAGATCTTCGATGATATTTTTGTTTAATGCTACTGCTCCATTTTCGAGAAAATGGAGTTCAAATTCTTGATTCCAAAGATCCATATCATTATTGATACTGGATAATTGTTGCTGTTTCCATGCTTCATCTCTACCTGGAACTTGTGAATAGTGAATTCTTACAGGTTTCCAATTATTTTTACCTAATTCAGCATCTCGGAAGATTTCATAGAATTTTCCGGTCGAATTCTTGGGAGTTGAAACAAGAACTACCTTAGAAGTAGTCGATGAAGACACTACGGGCATTACTGATTTAAAGAATGGTTCAGCAATTTGTTGAAGAATGTGCGCAAACTCATCTACGAACAAAAGATTGACGGACTTACCACGAATACCACTTTCTGTTGTAGTTGAAACAAATATCTTAGATCCATTAACAAGCTTTAGAACTTCTTTAGTAAATTCTGCAACTCCAGTCTTTAACCAGTTAGGTAATTCTTCATAGGATAGTTTAATACGTTCAAGAATTTCTTTAGCCTGTTCTTCTCGGTTAGCGAGAATAGCAATTTGATAATCCTTTTTAAAGATGGATAACCATAAACAAACTACAGTGAGGAGAGTTGTGTTATGGCTCGGCACAAAAGTTCTCCCAATAAGATACATCTGTTCAGGATGTTCCACTGTAATACATCGCATAGGAACTGTATCTGCTCGAACTATATTTTTGATATATATGAATTTGTTTCTGTTGTTCTCTACTTTATCCCGTTTTATTTCGTGAAGTTTTTCTAATTTTCTTTTGAGTCGAAATACCGGTAATTGCGTCTTAAAAGTTACGGAATATACTCTTGAATATTCTTTATCTTTTATTTTCGGAATTTTAGAAGTGATATTACACTGAATTCCTAAAGAATATAAAATTTCTTTGACCTGTTCTGCCATTTGGGGAATGATTGTATAAAATTGACAAATTCCGCGCTTTTCGATATGACCATCAGTATCCATCAATCCTTGTATCAATGCTAATCTTTGATCTACCGAAGATTGAATATAATCAATGGGAATATGTTTGTTTTTATAGACATTTAAAGTCTTAAGTTTTGTAACAAATGGAATATTATCTTCTTCCCTTTGAATTTTTATCGAATATGTTTTTTTCCAATGTTCTGGAACCATATTTCTGACATTAAGGAGTTTTACTTTATGTGATATATGTGCAAGTGTATTATCAAACATATCGTCTACGTCCTCTTCTCCACATGTAATTATATTACCTGCCGATGAACCATCACCTAACCATGCTCCGAATAAATATGGATCGATTAGTAATTTTTTTTCAGGATATTTGACACAATGTTTTATAGGAATTCGATGTTGGGGTTCCGGTTCTTTCTGTCCCACCAACAATGTATCTAGAATTTGTTTGGTTGTTTTGACTGATCCCTCAGAATTATGTCGTCGTTCCGACCGTGATTGAGTGAACCATTCATGATTAGCATCTGCTATTACCTTTTCCCCATTACTAAAAGTTAATTCATAACATTCTCCATCATTTGTTATATCGTGCGCCTTCACAACTTTTGTAGGATTTCCATACCAATCGAATATTATATCATCGTCTTTCAATTGTCCCATTGTTGTCCAACCATTTGGTGTAGGTAGTTGAGTATCAAGCGATAAGAGCTTTCCAACTTGCCTGGACGCGCAAATAACAGTCAACCTATTATCCAATATGCCCAAAATAGCATCTCTTTGTGCATCAAACAATTTAATCTTCTGTCTACCAGTATCCAGATTAATAATATAAAAATAATTCTCTGCAAAATATATGATATCGTCCATACACTTCTGCATTTCTGATGCTTGTTCAACAGTATAATCTACATTGATATTAATTGGTAGAGATTCATTTCCTCCCAGAAATTTATCAGCTTTTTTTACAGATGCCATAATTTTATTTACTTTCGTAAAAATGACAATTTTAAGTAAATAACTAATATGGAAAATGATCTAGTTTCAATTTATGAGAATAGCTACCTACGTGGTGGTAATATTATCGAAGAAAAGGCAGTCGTCGAACAAGACGAAGATGAGGATACTGATGTAAAGCCCACTTTTAAGAAAACTGCTAAGAAATCCAAAAAATCTATGAAAAACAAAAAAAATATTGGTGGAATCACTTATGATTCAGTAAACCGCTCCGAAAATGCCTTTGATCGAATCCTTCGCGAGATGGACGAAATGGGTAGTATTGGTGACACGGAAGATGTATATGATGCAGATTCTGAATTTGCAGGAGAAGGAGATGATGAAATGATCTCTCTTTCTGAATTACGCAGCATGACCCTTGGGGAAATTGCTGAATTGCTCCAAAACGAAGTTGGAGAATATGAAGATGATGATGCTTTCGAAGATGAAATTCCTACGGAATCTTATGGATTTATTAGCGATGCTGGAAATTATAAGGGAGTTCAAGGAACTTATGACGGAAAAGCCAAACCGCAATCCAAATCAACTCGGGTTAAAAACAATGGTGATGCAGATTTTAATGCACAAGATACTGGATATGATCCTGATGACACACAAGGTTCTGAAGGTGATCATAACGGTATGCAAGGAACTTATGATGGCAAAGCTCGTCCGCAGCCCAAATCTTCCCGCGTAAAAGACAATGGCGATATAGATCTTAAACATAATAAGACCGGATATAAAATCTCCACTGGTAAAAAGGAAAAAAACTATTTTTAATATAATTTAATAATTTAAACAAAAAAGACCGATAGAATCAACTATCGGTCTTTTTTGTAAATATCTGAATGGCTTATTACATTCCAAACTATCCTATTGATAAAAAAACTTGCATAGGTGATTCTTTACAAACTATCAACGCAAGTTTTTCAAGTTTAGATACTAATTTATATACACTTTCTTCTTATGTATACAGAACTTTAAAAGGATATGTTCTTTTAAAAATAGGAAATGTTGTCAAAAAATTTGAAGCAACTGCGGATACTGATGTGGCAAGAATGCAAGCTCTGAAAGAAGCACTTCAATATGCCCAATTAACGCCATCAATTCCCGCAGTTGCTGAATTGTCCCAAGGGAATTTTAAAATTCCTACAGGTTATCCATTAGCAACATATGCTACTAATACAGTAATAGTATTTGATAAAGGATCGTCCGTAACTTATGAAAATCCGAACAATGCAAAATTGGATACATCCTTTTATCGAGGTCCAAGAAATGTTTTAAATTTTGGAGCAATTCCTAGAGTTGAATTCTCTAATGGTAGTCAGCATAATACCACATATCAATATGATTGTTTACCTGCATTTAATGCTGCTCATTATTCAATTCCTGTATCGGAGGCAAATACAGGTGAACCGACTCCAGCATTATCAGCATTAGGTCTTAATTCAGATCTTCGTTTCGGCAGTATATTTCTACCCGCAGAATCTGGGAGTGTTCGAACAGTATATTATTTATCAGATACATGGTATATATCAGGATTCATCACTGTCGAAGGAGAAAACAGAGAGGTTACTGTGACATTTCAGGATAATAGAGCTACTGTGGAGGAAAAATTTGTAATATATTTGCTAGCCAATTGGTCTCTTGGACCTACTGCAAATGGAGCGAATACTTTCTGTGCATCTTTGAATAATTTTAGTGTTGCCGGTAACAGCATCTACAATCCATTCAGCAGTGGCGTTAGATTTACAGGCAATCAAGGAGGCACTATTCCTTGGTTACGTATATATGATTGTTCTCTTAGAGGATTTGTAACCGATTCAAAATCAGGGACGTATGATGTGGGATATTTATGGGTTTCCCAAATATTAAGAGGTCCAGCAATAAGTCTTATTAATTGCACCAATTTCAGTGCTAGTCAAATTGTATCATCATTTGTAAATAACACTCTTTGGGCCAAGGACTCTGATGGGGATTACTATTCTGCATTATATTTGGAAGACTGTTTCGGAACTTGTATAAATTCTTTACAAAATGAAGACGTAATAACGGGAGTGAAAATGAAAAGGTGCAACACCACAAATATAAATGCAATACAAGCTGGTCCTTATTCAAAAAGTATAACAAATGCCACTAATACAAATCCTATTTCTGTCACTACTCCAGTTGCTCACGGAAGAACTACCGGAGACAGAGTAACAATTCGAGGAGTTTTAGGAAATACTGCGGCAAACATTAATAATGTTGCCATTTCAGTCATAAACTCCACTCAATTTTCATTAAGTGGAATTACCGGAAACGGTCCATACACACCATACACACCATACATAACATCTGGAGGAACTTATTATCCTGGAGTAAATTATGGAGCATTGCTCAAAGACTGTGATCACTGGGACATAAATGGTCAAATATATAATACTGCATATTTTCTTAATGCTTATTCAGGATCAACCTCTGTAAATTCTGTGTCAGGAGTATATGAAACTAATAGTGTAATTGGAAGACATGCAAATCAAGTAAGATTAAATCCCACGTATAGTTTTGTTTACGACGGAGGAATGGAAAGTAGAGCAGGAAATATTACATTTTCAACCCCTAACGGTGCAATTAGATTAAAACCAGGACTTGCTACTACTGCAACCTTTACCAGTAGTTCCGTGCAATTGGCATTGGCAACTCTTCCGACTTCTAATCCTGGTATTCCCGGAAGATTATGGTTAAGTGGGGCAGACCTTAAAGTATCCTTATAAATCAGGCTTATAAATAGTAATACATATTTTATAGCATACTTCTATTAACTTAGTCATCGAAATATCTCTTGCTGTAATTGGCCTATTATGTCGTTTTGATGACAATTTATATTTATATAATGGAGTAATAACCTCATCGGTCTTATTCGCTAAACATACACAGTGGTCGTCAATTTTATTGTCTTTAATGAATTCTGCAAATGCATCAATTTTATATTCTTTGAATTTCTCAGTATAAAAATCCACAAAAATTACATTACCGTTTTTTAGAAAACAGAATCCGTTAATTATTTTATCATTTTTTGGCATTTTTCATAGCAATTACTTTTTCAATATCAATGCACCGTTTAGCACAGTAAGAACAAATGATATAATGACGTTTAACAGTATCATATCCTGTATAGAATCTTCCGTAACATTTTTTACAGGATGATAATGGGCGTTTTCTTAAAGGAATCTGAAATGCATCCAATGTCTCGTCGTCAGAAACTTCATACACATTGCCTCCAAAAATAGAAAAATATAGGTTGTTCATATTATTCAAAAGAAATTTCTAAAATGTTATCAAAAAACCGACTTACGGTTTTTGTATCAATAGTGGTTTTCCATTCGGTTATATTAGAAAGAGTGTCTGGATGATTTTTGAATAGAGTTTTTAATCGATAATCCATATAAATTAAATTATCCTCTTCATATTCTTCATAAAAGAATGGATAAGGAATTCGAATTTGATCCAATTTTTTGGACTTTTCAATTGTCAATTCATAATAGAAATTATTACCAATTACACAATTTTTTATCAATAAGAACTTACCTTTCTTAATCTGTTCGTCGTTTACGGACAAAGTTAAAACTTTTTGAAAGTATTTTTCAAAAAGTTTTTCGACTTTCTCCGAAGATGTTAAAAAATCCATGAAAATATTTAACTATCAATATGAACGATTCAACTATTTTTTCTTTTTTCGGAAACTATTAATATAATCCTTAATATAATCCTTAATCTTATTATAAACACTAGTAACTCTGTGCGGGACTACTGTTTGATTTGGTTCCTGTTGCTGCTTTGCCTGTTGATGTTTGGCATTTTGTAATGCTGCAAATGCTTCACCCTCATAGCCCATAAATTTATTTTTTTGTTGATCGCTCATGTTGATAATAAATTGATTAAACCAATTATAAAAAGATTCCTCTTCTTCGGGATTATTTAGATCAAATAACTGTCGTATATTGACAGATTCTGCCCCAAATACCCGATATTCCTGACGAAAAAAATCCCACACAACACAAAGATTTTTCGCTTTGTAATTATACCCCATTCCTTTACCCTTTGGAGGACGAAAATGGACCACCTGTTGTCCAAATGGTCCATTCAATAACTTAAAATTGGTAGTTCCTAAAAGTCCCCGGACATTATTCCATTTAAGCTTTTCATGTCTTCTAGTAAATGTCAGTTCCACTACATTATTAGCTAACATAGCTTGTACTGCATTATTATTCATTTAATTATTTATTCATTTATTCGACAGTTATCTGATATTTAATTCCATTAAAATCCTCGTATTCTATTACACTGTGATTTTTATCGTATTTGTATTTATACCACGAAACATAATCTGACCGATCTCCATTAGATATCATATATTCACTAGGAAGAATAACGTCTGAATCGTATTCCCATTTCATAAAAAATCCGGTAGAATTTTCTTCTTTTATCATTCGCTTTTTATCATCATAGTCATATGTTATCCAAAACCCGTCAGACTTCTCTAATCTAATTTTGTCACCGTGTTCATTATAAAACCATCGGGTCCAATCACCGTTGGAATGTTCATATTTGCTGATTTTACCATCCGAATTGTATTCATAAATATACCAATGTCCATCAGAGTAATCTCCCCTAATAACGTTATTGTTATCATCGTATTTTTTTTTGTTCCAATGTCCATCAGAATTTTTATAATAAACTGGGTTATTATTGCTGTCGTATTCCCATTCATCCCAACGTTCATCCCAAATACCTGATGTATAATATGTTTCGTTTTTACTTTCACGCCGAATTAACTTATTGGACGAATTATATATGGACGTTTCTGTATTTCCGCAAGAATGCTCGAAATAAATTCTATTACTATTAAAATCATATTTCTGTTTAATAAAAACTCCATCAGAACTTATTTGATTGATACAATTATTATTTAAATCGTAATCAAACTCTTCCCAATAACCATTAGATTTTTGATATCTGATTAAGTTGGAGTTTTTGTCTAATTCAAAAAATTTATGCTCGTCGGGAGGAACAATTCTTAATACTTTAAATTTATCAGTATAATAATATATGTGATCAGATTTTTTAACATTTCCTAATACTTCAATCTCAATCACATCATCGCTAAAATCCGTATAGAATACATCACGATGATCGAATGCCTTCTGCATTTTTTCCCAAACAATAAAGTGACCACTTTCTACATTTATTTGATCAACTGTATACGTTTTGCCTATCTCCAATGTAATATTGTGATATCTTAATTTAAAGGATATTATATAAGCTTTCATGATTTTACTTTCCTGCTAGATGAATATCATTTACTAAATGATTTTGCAGTTGTTCTTCACTACCTTCAAATTCTACTACAGCCATAACAGAATCTTCTCGAAGAAGCCAAGTTTTGAAACCGCCGATCTTCTGTTCGTAGGGTTGTCCAACTCCTTGAGGAAAACGAACAACTTCGCCTTCTTTAGCATACTTGGTTTCAGAACCACAGAGAATAACTTTACCAAGACGATACAATGCCTTTACTTGAGAAACTGGAACATGAATTCCATTACGAAGAACACTGTCAGAATCCGGTTCATCCAACAGTTGCACCCATAGAGTATCTTTATATAGATGTTTAATTTTCCATTTGGAAAGATCTACATCATAATTGACAATCTTTTCGGAATTGGTGAATTTAGATAATACATGAGAAATGTTAGCGGTTTGTAGCGGAGTAAGGTCTTCCATGGAAATATTTACAGGCTATTTTCTGGATTTCAAGATAGTTTCAGGATTTTCTTGCATAGTTTTAATTAAATCTGGAAAATAATCCAACAATTTCAGCAATTCCTTCTGTGACATCTCCAAAGATTCTGAAATTCCTTTAATATCAACTTTACACTCCTTTTTTTCTTGAGTCGTTTTGAAATATTTGGAACTATATGTTTTGGATTTGGGAATAATACATTTCAGAAAATCGTAAATCTCCTGATTGTCCCGCCAGTTTTTTAACTTAGTATTCAGAATCTCATTAATCAGATGACAATGATCAGGAGAAATGCCCGAAATATATCGTTGAATCAAATATGGAATAAAAGAATCTCCTTGATTAATTTTATAATACTCCTTTTCAGTGATAATATCTCTAGTAAAATCAGTGGAATTTTTCATTTAAACTTTGTTTTTATAGTGACCGTATTTTGCCTTGAATTTCTTGGCAAGTTCCTGCCACAAATTATCATCCCGGAATTCGCCAAGTCCCGCATGAATACAAAAAATTGGACAAACTCCCATAGATAAATCATAATCATGTGCATTCCAAGCACATGCAAGATCATAGTGGTGGAATGTAAATTCTTTATCAAATAGTTGTGTAGCATGATGCACTGAACAATCTAGATATCTGAGATCATCCTCCGTATCTTTCGTAAAAATACTAGATAATTTAATGGAAATAAACAATCCGTCAATAACAACTACTGGACTTGGAGAAGGACCGAAATATGCAGAATTGACATAGGCTTCTGGTGCCCCATTAAATCCTTTTGGGACAAAATGTGAGACAAATCCTCTACCATCTGAGGGACGATCCATCGCCAGATGCCAAACTGGAGGACCGGATTTCGTATAATCTTGGGAAGTTGCTCCTGCAAGTCCTACAATGTCATAAGTCTTGTGCGCAGTGATTAATTTCTTAAACATAAAATGATCATGAATAACAAGATCGTCGTGCATAAAAATGACATAATCTGCATCCTCAATATCTTCACCTTCGTCCAGATAATTTTGATACAATTCTGACAATCCAATTTTATTTTCACAGAATGGAACAATTCGATAATCGTAGCCTGTTCTGACATAATCGTTGGAACTACAGATTTCATGAAGACATTTATAACAATCCGTTTTATGAAATTCGGAAATAGTCAACTGTGTGGGAATGACGATATGGAACATTTGAATAAGCATATCTCAACATACCACATTTCCAGAAAGAATCAACGATAAATATAAGTAATTTTATGACGTATCCCAATCTTTTCA